TTCAATCTTCATTACATACACTGGGGTTTGTGGATGGAGTCGCGCCGTCATCTATCAAAGAATTAAATAAGCGGTATCATTTACTTGCGTTGAAACATCATCCGGATAAGGCCGGTGGCAATGACACATCTTCCGTTGAAGCTAGCGCCACCGCTACCGAGAGATTCAAAGAAATCAATGACGCCCATAAACGCGTGAAGGACTATTTTTATTCAGGTGACGCGGATATCAAAGACGCCGAAACGGGTTATGATAGTATTCTTCAACTCTTTATCCAGACGATTCTAGTCAAGATGTCGTCGGCGTCGGCGTCGGCAGGCGCACCCGACGCGTCAGCAATCCAATCTCTCATTCATATGATTATAACCAAAGGAATACAATCGGGAATCACCCTGTTTCGTAATATGGAGAAGCATTCGTGTATTACAATCTACGAACTTCTCTCGAAGAATCAGGACCTATTTGGAATCTCTCGAGAGATGATGGATGAACTCTCTCGTATCGTGGAAGAAAAGACCGGCGAAGACCTTGTTGTTCGTCTGAATCCATCCTTGCTGGATATGTTATTGGACCGGGTCTATATTCTTCAAGAAAACGGGCACTCGTATTATATTCCACTATGGCACAGCGAGCTTCATTTCAAGAATGCGAGCGCGGCGGCGGCGGCGGCGGCAGGTGACGCTCTTGAGCGCGAAGTGGTCGTATTATGCGACCCTGAACTCCCCGATAATGTTGACATTGATGATGATAATAATCTCTTCATTTCTCTCAACGTGGATATTTGCGAACTATTTGTCAAGCAGATAGTGCCTGTATATATCAATGATGAAGTAAAGTCGCACGGACTTGTCTATTATTTACACGCGTGTGATGTAAATCTAGGGTCATCTACGCGGCAATGTGTATTACTTCACGGCATCGGGGGGATTGCGAGGTGTAATACCGTTAGTAGCAGCAATATTTATAACGTCGGAATACGCGCAAATGTATATGCGAATGTTCGGCTTACGCTAGAAAATTGATTGTATATTATGTATATTATGTATATTACATACAATGACTACTCCGACGCCTTCGGCTCCCGGCACTCCGCCTTCGTCTCCCGGCACTCACACTACGTGCTCGTTCTCCGAATTGTCACTACAACTGACACGTTCATTAACCAAGGATGAAAAGAAAAACGCGGGCATCTTCTTCACGCCACCATCGTGTATCCAGCGTATTGTCACGCTATTACGGGGTGTGTCGGCGCCGATACACTCTATCCTGGAGCCGTCGTGTGGCTCGGGTGAATTTATAACGGCAATGATGCGCGAATACCCTGATGCGAATATAACCGGAGTAGAATTTCACCCCCTAATATATGAAGCGGTATCGAAGAAATTCACGGGCACGGGCACGCGTTCGGTGCGTATCCAACACGGCGATTTCTTGAAATACGACGCCGTGACAACGACGTTCGCGACCCCCCCGGATCTCATCATAGGCAACCCCCCTTATTTCGTAATGAAGAAAGAAGAAGTCGCGGCTGAATACCACCCCTACTTTGATGGGCGTCCAAACATCTTTGTCCTATTTATTATGAAGTCCGCGCAAATACTTCGTGCGGGTGGGGTCCTTTGTTTCGTGCTTCCTTCTAGTTTTATGAATTCGCAATATTATGACAAGACACGCAAATATCTAGTGCGTCATTTCGCGATTCTTCATATCACTCGGTGTGACGACAGTAATGTCAGCGACGCGTATTTGGATACGGCGCAAGATACGATAATACTGATTCTACGAAAGAACGACGAAGACGACGACGACGAGACTGTGGGGGGCGGCGGCAGTGGCGGCGGCAGTGGCGGCGGCAGTGGCGGCGTATTTGAGAAATCCGGCGCGACTATATTTACAGATAACCTTCCTAGGTTGACGTCGCTATATGCGGGGTCTCGGTCATTACACGACCTCGGATTCAAAGTCAATATTGGAACCGTCGTTTGGAACCAGTGTAAGAATATCCTCACGGACGACCCCACGAAAACCCGTTTGGTCTATAGTTCGAATATTGTAGACGGGAAGTTCGTTCATAAAACCTATAAAAACACGGAAAAAAAAGCGTTTATCGCCAAACCTGGCATCCGGACGCCAATGATTGTCCTGAACCGCGGGTATGGTGTCGGTGAATACCAATTTGTATATTGTCTTCTTACGCCAGATGCGTTGTCGTCGTCGTCCGCGGGGTACCTAATTGAGAATCACCTGATTTGTATTACGCACAATTGCGGTAGTGACGACGCATCTTCACTCGCCGCATTCCATCGCGTCATTCGGTCATTTAATGACCCGCGCACCCAAGAGTTCATTTCGTGTTATTGTGGGAATAGCGCGATTAATTCCACCGAGTTGAGTCATATGCTTCCGGTTTACGATATTTGAAATGCGGGGAATGCGATTCCATTCCCGTTCTTCCAGCGAAGAAGAACATTGATTTTTTTACCCGACTGTGTTTCGCACTCGTAGCGCGATTTCGCGGGGTTTTTGACACACGAAACGATATTGTAATCGGCGGGGTCTACACGCTGTAGGGTGATTACGGGACCGGACGCCGACGCCGCCGCCGCCGCGGGCTGAAACAGCATATACGTTTTTCCGTCTTGTGATTCACGGAGATACTGTGACAGTTTCACGATGTCGAGGTCGTGTTCAGATATAAACGCGCGAATGCTTTCGGTGGATACTTTCTTACACAACTCGTAAAACGCGATATCGTCCGCCGCGTTTGTGAACTGGCTACTGTTGGCACACCCCGCATAATACTTGTCTTGTAACTCTTTCACGCACACTGGCACGTTATTGTGAATTTGTTTCAACCAGTCTGCGCGGTTAGGTATCGCCGCCGATGCGCCCGCCGCTGCGATAATCATCAAATACGTGTCATAGAAGTATTCCTCATACGACGCCGATAAATACTGACTGGGCTTCATTGGGGACACAAATTGCGGAGTGTCGCTTACTTTCGACGCGTTGAATTTGAATTCTACATTACAGACAGACGCCGCTGTGTCGCCGTCTGCGAAGAATTTGACAGAGAAGTCGTAGTTGTGCCCGCGGCCCGCTGTGTGAATACACTCCACGCGTGAATACCCCGCCGAGCATTCGTGAAGAAACCCATCCACGGCGGTTTTCAATGCGCGCCACCGTTCTGTGCGATAATATGTCGCGGGAACACAGTCATTGATGATTGCGCCGATAATCGCCTCACGCATTTTGTTGTTTTTGTCGTTTTGGTGACGCCCGCTGATGATGCTGCCATCGGTGGTGGCTTCCGTGAATACGTGTGAACTTACTGCTGCGAGACGCTGTCCTAAATAGTTGAATGGAAATAATAGAACGGATTTCCCGTTTTGGGCCTTGATGGAATGCGCTAGCATAATGAATGGAATGGAATGGAATGAATGGAATGGATGGAATGGACTCTATAAATGTAATAGCATTTCAATTTTATCACATTTACGCAAAAAAAATGAAATCACCTAGGTTTCATTGTGTTAGTTAATTTTTATATACACAGCGCGCGCGCGGTCGACATACCTGTATAAATCATTGTATCGAATATTCCGAATCCATTACTAGGTCTTTAGACTTTAGACCTTGCGGACAATCTTCTTCTTGGATGCCGCATCACCTCCAGCGGCGGCAGCGGCGGCAGCGGCGGCAGCGGGGGCAGCGACAGCGACCTTCACGACAGGCGCGGCTTTCACGACAGGCGCCGGCGCAGCAGGCTCGTCGTCCTCGTCGTCTTCAATGATTGCGGAGACATTGTCGTGGTCGTCGCCGCCATCCGCATCACCGTCAACATCCGTTGTGATGACTTGTGCGACAATCTTTGTCTTCTCATCATCATCCAACTTGATGTGACACTTGCCCTTGAGCGACATCTTGGGCTTCACGATAGCCTGGAACAACTTCCAGGTGACGCCAAACTTGCCATTGGCGAACCAGATTCCACCGCACTGGATGGAGACAGCGATGTGACTGCCCTTCGCAATGAGGTCCTTGGGTGAAAGCGCGGGATTCATAGGGTCGGGGAAGATGGGCTGCATATCCGTATCATAGAGCTCCAACTCCTTCCAGGTGTTGTCCCAGAAAGGCAACTTCACCTTCAAGGTTGGCGCACGGGTCATATCGGCCTCAAGTGTATCCTTGTTCTTGGGATACTTGAGGACAGGAGTCCAGAGCGCATCCACCGCATCGGCGGTCATCTTGGGCTTGCTGAACCATTCCTTGGAATTCGCGATTGCGTCTTCTTTGATTTTCTTCTCAAACACGGCCATATTCGCGATAAACTTCTTGGTAGCGGGAGTCTCGAAACCTTCATTGGGGAACTGGAGTGCGAGGTCGTAACTTACCTTGCCGGTCTTGTCGTCGGTGAAGTCATTGACACCCCACGTAAGCATAAGGGGGGACGACAGATTGAGAACTGTGCTGGTCTTTGAATTGACGATGCCGACGCTGCGACCGCCTACAGAATTCACCTTGGGTTTCGTATATTTCATATCCGTGAGGGGATTGAAGGAAGCGCCAGAGATAACCATTTCAGAAGCCATTGTATGTGTGTGTGTGTGGAGTTGAACGAATGTTGAACGATGATATATGTATACATCATAAATGTTTAAATCAATTTTTTATGATGGATGGAATTTGGAATGCTAATTGCTCCGCCGCTCCGATGCTCCGCTCGGTCGCTACGCTCCTCGCATCCGCACCTCGCGACGTCGCGCTAACGTTGCTCCGCCGCTCCGATGCTCCGCTCGGTCGCTACGCTCCTCGCATCCGCACCTACGCGACGTCGCGCTGACGCTGCTCCATATGGTGGTGTGGATGGAGTTTACATAATATACGATACTGTGATAGATTCACAATATTGTATTATAAATAATTAACCCCAACTAGAGCGTCGTCAGCGCGGAGGTGCGGAGATGCGGGCGACCGAGCGTAGCTCCGCCGTTGGGGGGCGGATACCCCCGCACTTTTTATCAAATATAGCAACCACGTCCTTGACAAGACGGTCAAAATCATCGCGTTGAGAGACAGACAGTGTCAATGTCGCTTTGAGTTTACTAAGAATATCCTGAAGGCGTGCGCGCTCCTTCTCAATGTCTGCGGACTTCTGTGCCTGAATCTTGTAGTTGTTCGAGAGAACTGTCAACTGCTTCAATTCAGATGAATAATCCACATTCTCCTTCTGGATAAGGTTCTTATACTTATTGTAATGGTTAATAAATGCGGTGGCGACAAAGCCAGAAACATTATGAGTATTGAAGTGAATACCCGTCAATAGGGTCATCATTTCATCCTTGTATTCATCCTTGTAGATTTTCGTGTCAACGGTCGACTTCACCGCTGCGATATGTGTTGCGAGTTCGCCGAGAGATTTCAGGAAGGCAGGTCTCATTGCGTCGAGAGATTGAAGATAACTGGTATCCGCGATGAGTTTCTTGTAATGTGACTGGATTGTGGCATTCAGGCGCTCGGTTTCCGCATAGAGGGTCTTCATCGAGACGCGCGCAGAATCCAAACGAAGTTGTTCGTTTTGAAGTGTGACACTAACACCGTTGAAGTTATTTCGGTTTTCGGTTTCAATCTTCACCTGTTCGTCGCTGGTTTCCTTCATTATCTTGACGAGTTTCTCCTGAAATTTGGTAAGTTTCACATTCGCTTTATTATTCGTTGAGATGATTTCGTCAATGACGGCCTTGGGTGCGGCGACGACAGGCTTGGGTGCGGAGACGACAGGCTTGGGCGCGGCGACGACAGGCTTGGGTGCGGAGACGACAGGCTTGGGCGCGGCGACGACAGGCTTGGGTGCGGAGACGACAGGCTTGGGCGCGGCGACGACAGGCTTGGGTGCGGAGACGACAGGCTTGGGCGCGGCGACGACAGGCTTGGGTGCGGAGACGACAGGGACGGCAGGCTTGGGCGCAGGCACAGGGAAATAACGGCAATAGACACGGTTGTGATTATTATTGTCGCTTGTCCATAACCATTCGGCGTCAGCAGGAATATTTGGACGAGAACCGCCTCCAACAGAACGCCAAATATTGTTGTCTTGATTTCTCCCATAACTTACCGCCTTGGTCCATGATGAATCGTCAAAATTATTCTTATTCCAACCTGCGCTTTCTTTTGTAGAACAACGCCAATCTGCGGGTTTTGTAACCTTTCCACCAAACACACCAATAAATGCGGCGGGGCCTCCTTGGTCTAGACCGTCAATCGCGATAACATCGCCTAAATTAACCATAGGGGAAAATGTGTAGGTGGTCGTCCAACTGGTTCCGCGTCCGATTTTATTGCCGTTGACATACAAATCAAATTCGTTATCGCACGTCATATAAATAGGCAGAACCGACGCAGGGGCGGGAGTCGCCTTTACTACAACCGGTTTAGTAACAGAGGACTTACCCAACACTTTACCACACACTTTGTTCTGCAGTCTAGAAAAGGTCGCCTTCATAACCGACTGCGCGACATTACACGCAACACCGCTGCACTTCACGTTCTTGAGGCAAGATAATATCTCCTGATTACAACGCACACCACGGGTATTCGGTGTCCCGCAGCACTGGTCGTGAAATTTACAGCACGCATCAAGTGAATCTTTGGGTGTGACACCCCACTGACACTTCGGTCCTTCGGCTCCTTTGAACTTTTGGCCTCCGCAATAGTTGGGGCCACAGAAGTTTCCATATATCTTGACTCCGTTTATTTTGGGAAGAACGGATTTGACCTTCGATATGGCTTTCTTTACCTTGGAAAAAAGTACTTTAACTGCGGCTTTCTTCACTGCGGGGGTGACCTTGGGAACTACTGGAGTGGCCTTGATAATGACGGGTGCGACCTTGCGAATGACGGGCGCGACCTTGCGAATGACGGGTGCGACCTTGCGAATGACGGGTGCTGCCTTGGGTGCGACCTTGGGTGCGACCTTGGGCGCGACCTTGGGTGCTACTGGTGCGGCCCTGAATACTGGCGCGGCCCTGGGTGCTACTGGTGCGGCCTTGGGTGCTGCCTTGGGTGCTACTGGCGCGGCCCTGAATACTGGCGCGGGCCTGAATACTGGCGCGGGCCTGAATACTGGCGCGGGCCTGAATACTGGCGCGGGCCTGAATACTGGCGCGGGCCTGACAACAGGAGCCGGTCTCGGTGCCGGTGCTGGTCTAGAAAAAATACGACGTATCGGTTGCGGAATAAACCGCTTCCACCGTAACAATCTACGACTAGAATCGGTATACTCGTCATCGGCGGCGTCCTCATCGGCGGCGTCCTCGTCGGCGGCGTCCTCGTCGGCCTCGTCATCGTCGGCCTCGTCGTAGGCAACTGCGTCTTCGTCGAGCATTAGGTCCTCACCCTCGTAATCATTTACAACGGATGATAGTGAATTTTCAGGAACAAACTCATCTGACCGCGTGTCCAGTATCGCAATACCCGATACAAGGGACGCCGATAGAAGGCATAAGAGAAAGCATGACGACACACGCATAGAATAACAGTTATACAATATCATACTAAAATATCTTTATGTCGTTCATTGACGAAAACATAATATTATGAAAACATAATAAACATTATATGCGAATAGTATATATTTATTATGTCATCAGATGCCATCGTTCCAAGTAATAATAACAGATACGAAACACAAAAGTTGTATTTGACATTATTACCGTTTAGTATATATGATAATCCATTGAAACAATATTCACGTAAGGTGAAATTGGCACGGACGCAGTCGATGGCGGGTGCGGCAGCGGCGGGTGCGGCAGCGGCGGGTGCGGCGGGTTCGGCGGCGACTGAATTTACAATTGTGTCGCCGTATTGGACCAATACTACGGCGGCTACGGCTGCGGCTACGGCTGCGGCTACGGCGGCTGCGTCTGTGGTGGGTGCGGCGGCGTCTGTAATCCGAAATACTGGAGTAAAACTGCGGAAAAAAATGAAACTAACATCGGATTCAACACAAAACGACCCAGAGTCAGAATCACCTAAACAGAGTAGTAATGCGGTAACAGAAGAAGATACAGCGACAAATATTATTATATTTAAACCAGGAGAGCACGAAAAAATGAGACACGTGAAATATAGTCTGGCGGATTTACGGATGCTATGTACGCATTATGGTATCAAAAAATCCGGAACAAAACCGGAATTAACCCAGCGGATTTACACATTCCTAAAACAAACTTATTATATTGTGCGACTACAGCGCATCTTTAGAAGGTTTATATCCAATAAGTATCGCACGTTATGTGGGCCTGGATATTTACAGACATCCAAATGCGTAAATGATACGGATTTTTATACATTTGACAAATTATCAAAAATCCGACCTATGGAATTATTCACTTATCGGGACAACGACGATAAAATATACGGATTTCATATCGCGTCTATTTTCCACCTCATCATCAGTTCGTATCCGAATATAACGAATCCATACAATCGGAGTGTTATTCCGTCACGCGTCGTTAAAAATGTATATGAAAAACTAATTTATGGGTCGTTTTTGGGATTTCGTGTGTCGGTTAAATTGGCCGACAATGGCGATGACAGCGGCTGCGGTGGCGACGACGCAGGTAATCTAAATGGCGGTGGTGGTGGCGTAAGCGGCGGCGGCAGTAGCGGTGGTAGCGGCGGCGGCGGCCTTACTCGAGAGAAACAAGAAGAATTATTTATCGTGGATTTATTTCAACACATTAATACACTCGGTAATTATTCTGATTCAGAGTGGTTTATCACATTACAGCGCGCAGACCTCATTCGGTTTATTCGCAACATTCACGATATCTGGTATTATCGCGCGAATTTGACACAGGAAATGAAAGAACGAATTTGCCCTCCAAATGGAAATCCGTTTGTATTACATAATGCGCAGGTCAACCTAAATGTGTTGACTTTATTGACCGACCCGGAAATCCGCACGATTTGTGTGTCTATTATTGACCGAATCGTTCGGCGTGGTGTATCTCGTGAAGACCAGTGTCTCGGCGCTTTCTACGTATTGGCGACCCTTACGATAGTCAATCAGGATGCGCGTAATGCGATGCCGTGGTTGTATGAGGCGGTTTTATGAAATGGAATGGAATTCCTCCGCAGCATTACGCCCGCGAAGACATTATCTCTAAAACAACTTAAAAAGAGTTTACTCATAAGTGTATAACAAATAACATGGTCAAGTCTGTTCCTTCTGTTGCCACTTCTACTCCCGCTGCTGCCTCCGTTGCTGCTGCCGCCGCCCCCGCCAAGGTCGCCAAGGCTCCCAAGGCTCCCAAGCAATCTGCCGAGGCTACTCCCGCCGTCGCCGCTTCTGCTACCCCTGCCGTCGTTGTTGATGGCGCCGAGGTTGCTACTCCTGTCGCCGAGGTTGATGGCGCTGTTTCCACTGCTCTCTACGGCAGTGTTCTTACCAAGCTTCAGGGCGCCCAGGCTCTTATTGCCTCTATTCGCTCCGAGGTCAACGAGCTCAAGCGCCAGCACGCCCGTGAGCTTCGCGCGGCCAACAAGGCCAACAAGCGTCGCAAGACCAACGTCAACCGCGCACCTTCTGGTTTCGTCAAGCCCACTCTGATTTCCAACGAGTTGGCCTCTTTCTTGGGTAAGCCCGAGGGTAGTGTTCTCGCCCGCACCGAGGTGACTCGTGAGGTCAACGCCTACATCCGCGCCCAGAAGCTTCAGGATAAGGACAACGGTCGCAAGATTAACCCCGACGCCAAGTTGCTCAAGCTGTTGAAGTTGAAGAAGGGTGATGAGCTCACTTACTTCAACCTTCAGAAGTATATGGCTGTTCACTTTGCCAAGTCTTCTGCTGCTCTTGCTCTTGCTGCGGCCACTGCTTCTGCTGGTGGTGCCGTCAAGGCTTAAAACCGCGTGCGTGCGTGCGCGTCTGCGTCTAAATGAAATAAAAATAAATACACAAAAATAAATACACAAAAATGAATACACAAAAATGAATACACAAAAATGAATACACGCCTTGTATTCATTTTTTTATTTACATATAGATATTCAAATACTAATTATTGTGCCGGCGATTCTTCTTATGAAATGTTTGTAATTCTTGAAACGACGAAACCTTCACGCCGTATACATCATTCGCGAGAAGTGATGCCTGTGTATCCGGGCTATCTTCGCGTGAAGAACCGGCTATGCCATATACCTGCGACGAAGAAGAGAGTGACCCATTCCCGGACGACAGCGACTTGATGATTGTTTTGTCGGTAGGCGACGATTCAATGAATATGAAGTCCTCCTTCATCATAATTTCCACGATGCGTTGTTTATGGATATCTGCGCGGTTCAATACGACGAGTTGCTTATATTGGGAATCTACGGTCGCGCCTGTAGGAGATATGACATCAAACATTGATTCATTGGTTATATATGTTATTGCGCCTGTGTCTTTGTCTTTGTCTTTTTTGCCAGTGTCAGTGCCGTGTTCCGAGGAATACCAGTCATAAAACCCGCCGCCACTATTGTGGTGTTTTTGTATTTCGGCGGGGGGCAGTGATTTGAATTTGGTTATCTTCTTGAAGACGATTTCGGGGGATACGGTCGCAGTCGCCTGTGTGTAATCCGTCCCGCAAACGACACACATCATTTTGAACTCCTGCTGCGTCAGTGTCAATTTTTTCAATATTTCGCGGGTGTCATAGGATACAACCGAATGATTCAATAGACTGATATGGCGCAATACGACTGGACATCCATAAACGAACATATCCGTGTCGTCGCTTAAACACGCATCTACCCGCTTTTTCAGGGATAGTTTCGCGCACAATACGTCGGCTTCGCCTTCTGCGTCAATCGTCGCAAATCCGAAACTCACAAGTAGTTCCTTCACATTGGCGATGTCGCAATCACGCAGACGGACGAATTGCTTCTTTAGCTCGCGCATCGTGTCTTCAATATCATCTATTTCGGTCGTTTCGACAGAAGAAGACGCCGTCGCGTGTTTTTTCTCTTTGATGATTTCCGCAAGTGCGTCGTATTGCCGTTTCGCTTGGTCTTTCTTTTTTCGGCGTAATTCGATGATGTCCGTTTTTTGAGGTGGGGGCGGTCCATCAAATATGAAAACCGCGTGAATATCGTAATGGCGAAAGACCGACGCCATCAAATACATATTTTCCAATAAGGCGCCTTCACCTGAATAACGGTACATATAAATGCTCGTATCTACCGCGATTCTCTTTCCGGATAAATCCCGCAGATGGATGCGCTTGGACGTATCAGGGCATCGTTGCTGTATAAACCTGTTTAGGTTTCGGATTCCCATTCCCTGTGTTTGTTTATGCTATACTACATACCATAAAAAAACATTATTTCCTTCAATTTTATCGTGTGGGGGTGCGTCCCCAAACGACGCAGTGCTATGGGCGGTGCGACACGGAGTAGAATATTATTCATCATCTTCGGCGCTAAACAAATTATCCATTATAATAACGACTCCTTCATCTTCGGCGGCGGCGGCGGTCTCGGCAGAGGTGGTGTCAACGGCAGAGGCGGTGTCAGCGGTCTCGGCGGCAGAGGCGGTGTCAGCGGCAGAGGCGGTGTCGGCGGTCTCGGCAGAGGCGGTGTCCGCGTATTCAGTTACAATCATTTGTAATGGGTCAGTCGCGGCGGCGGTCGCGGTGTCGGCAGCGGCGTGCTTCTGTTTGTTGTGGCGATGAATCCGGCACTTGACATAATCCTTCAAGTCATAATAATCGCGGTCCATTTCACGATACACGTCGTCGTTCCATTCGGCCATCTCTTCTTTCATCTCGTATACATCATTGCTGGTTTGGCCGACTTCATCTTTCAAGAATTCCACCGTCTCCTTCACGTCCGACAATTCAGCATCCACCATTCCGATACTTTGTTTCAGCGTCTTGCACATCTCGCGCGATTCCTTCACTTCTTCCATCATTCCAAAATGACGCGCCGTGTGATATTCATTGGAACGTGTAATAAGTTCGAACAACTCGTCATTAACACTTTTGACTAGTTTCGCACTGACAGTGCTTTCAAACTCAATCTCGCGGCAAATTGCGCGTGTAAATTCTTCACGTAAATCTCCGGATGTCTGGTATTGGTGTTGTTCGGCGTATTCGCGCGACTCTTGGATTTGCGCCATAAGGCTAAATTCAACATCCTTTACGCGCTGGTTTAGATTCGCCGTCGTCTGGACGGCATCTTCCAGTTTCGCCATAAGGTCGTTTTCGCGTTTCACGAACATTGTGTAATCACTGTCATAGATTTGGTTCGTTTCTTCCAGTTTCGCCATAAGGTCGTTTTCGTGTTTCACGAACACTTCGTAGTTGCTATCATAGATTTGGGTCGTTTCTTCCAGTTTCGCCTTGAGTCCGGCGATTTCGTCTTCCATTTGCGCGGTCTTCGATTGAAATTCACGACGAAGTGTGTCAATATACGCGAAAATGTCATCATCGGCGTGACACGCCAACGCGGAAACAGTCTCACGAACCGCGTCGCATTTCTTGTTCACATATTTTCTCAATTTTCGCACATGCGTCGACAGTTTGTTATTTTCATCATTGTTTTCGCGGTGGATTTCGATTTTCGTGTCCTGAAGTTCTTGATATATATCATCCGTTCCGCGCGCGAGTCGTTCGTATGCCTCTTTTTGTTTCTGGAGTTCCTCTTGTTGTTGGTCGCATTTGGCGAATAGGGTTGCGATATTGCTCCACAGTATCGTCTGCTCTTCGTTGTTTCCTCCGGCAACTACCGAGTATGGGTATAGAGGAGGAGGAGGAGGCTGCGACGTATAATATTTGGCGTTATCAACCGAAAGCGAGACCAGCTTTCCAATAGATGTTTGAGGAACAGGGCGCGACATTACAATGATGTGTATAATAATACGAGAATACGAATCAATGATATATATAACAAACACATTGATTTATATTCAATTTTACGCTATTCAAATACCAATTGCCCATCGTCATTCCATCGTCATTCGCATTGTTTTCTTTACGACTGCCGTGGTGGGCGTGGACGATTCTATAAACGAAACCAAACTCAGGAGCACCGGGTCTCTCGCTGCGTTTGTTATGAAATCGACAAAATGTGTCAGATTGTTCGTTTCTTTCGAAAATCGGATTGCGCTTATGCCGCCACCGCCTCCGCCGCGCCGATTATGAAGGCAACACCACGATATAAACGGAAGCGCATACACCGAGAGAATTCCCCCTAAAATATAATACGCATATACGTTTGTATCTTCGGCGTATCGTTTGCGACACACTTCCGTATTTTCCGCGGATTGGATAGTGATGTTTGCGTATTTCAGGTCCATAATCTCGAGCACTTTTACGGCTTGATGTGCGTAAAACACGGCATTGGTTGTTAATTTCTCTCGCACGGTGTGAATGAAATGTGCGCGGGTCGCCGCCCCTTTATGTTCCACGGCAACGTGATAGGTATCGAACATTGTATTGATGATGCGCGCCCATGTCTCCGTATACGTTTCAAACAATAGAATATCGTCGTGCGGAATACAAAAAGTGCGGCGAAGTTGTTCGTTTGCGCTCTTCAGGTCTAGGTCGATGAAATCCATATTGAAATTATGCATGGATTCGTGGATGAATACCTTGAACCATTCTTCCGCGCGATAGACGACAATCTCGCCGTGCGTCTCGCAGTTTCGCGTGACTCCGGTGTTCACGTGGATTGCCGAGAGAATTGCGTCGTCGGCGGGTCGCTGCTTTTTAAACGGTGTCATATAAAAATACACATTGAGACCTTTCTCGGAGCATTCTTTACCCGCCATACCTGTAACGAGAGAAAGCCACATAAACACCTTATATGCGTAAATTTGGTAGACCGCGATTTCGGACGCACATACACTATCGACCGCAGATGATGATGATGAACCGATGCGGTTCTTGTTACATACGGCAATATGTGACTCGGGGAATGTTATAAAATAAAGTGAAATCGCGCGCCCGTTGATGGTGGACTGGAACTGGATACAATACTCTGATTTCTCTCGGATGTAAGCGTATACCTTATACGGAATATATCGGTCGTCGTCGTCGTCGCCGCCGTCGGTGCCGGTGCCGTGCCGCCGCATATCGTATGCGCGCTGTAATTCCGAGAGAATGCGCGGATGCGGGAGGTCATTGGCCGAGTTTTTGATTTCAGTGAGTTGAAATGCGAGACGGGGTTCATCGGCCTCCACTGCGCCGGTCCCTGCGCCCGCAGTCATTTTCTGATACACATTGAATTCCGCATTACGTAATTGGTCATAAAAATGGTTCAGAAAATCGGTTGTCTTTTCTTTATTCTCGGGTAGACGTGAACGAATGCTTCGTGGCAATTGTTTATGATAATCTCTCGTAAGTGCTTGAATGGAGCGTTGGATTCCTGTTGAATCTCTCTGTAATTCTTCTTCAATCCACATCCTATTATAATACTATTTTATAATACTATTATAATACATAATATAATACAATGTTCGAACTCATCTTCAAGAAATACTTCAAGCCGGGAACGCTCCACATTTTCGTGTTCTCGTTTCTCGTGTTTATTGTATTAAATATAATCGAAAATGTGATTCATTACAATATCGGTAAATATCACGACGTCAATGGCCAAGTCAATGGCAGCGCGTCTATCGCAGGGTTCCACTTTACAAATCCGTCGGAAAAGGACTGGGTGCGTATCGTCGTCATTATGTTTATTTTCGCGGTGTTACAGGGGGGGTTTACCTCGTATTTCAGCGTGTGCTAGCCGTGCTGAAATAGTCAGCGTCTGCTAGCGCCATTAGCGTGTCCGCAATTTGTGCCTCACCCGCATAAGGTGCTGATATACTTCCGGTCGCGCACCCCGCTGATAGTGAACAAGTTTCGCATTCCGCGTCGCCAATAACATATCCTTTAAGTTCTGATTTTGAGAGAATTTCGCAAACATTGCGTTCTCCATCTCTCGGTCACTTCGCCCGTGATTGAAGAAATCGGGGTCAATTGTAATCCGTGATGGGCGAATAATGGTGCTATGGTTCAATTTCCCGCTTTTACTCCCCGCGACTTTTGCGAGGACCGGGTCCGCCGACAACTCCGACCTAGAATCCAGAGAGAATTTAAGGTAAAACTCGCGGTTATTGTTTTTGAATTTACTGCCTTGATAATAATGCTCTACACTCTGCCACGTGTGGCCGTCCAACATAAACGGTTCATTCCAGAAATTCGATAGTTTGCGGCGCCAGTTGTCAAATGTAGCGAGTTTATGAAAATGGATTTTCTCCGTCTCGGGGATTCTCTCGCCAGCACCCGTCCCCGGCAATGCGTTAGGGCTGGATTTCGCATAAAACTGGAATACAATATCAGGCGTATACAAATTGGCGGCATTTCTATCTCCTCTAGTGCCAGTGGTATGGATTTCTTCCAATAAATCATCCAGGCTCTCGTTGGGTATATCGTCCACGCGTATACCGAGTTCGCGCTGGAATAGTTTGAATTGTGGAATGAGGCAAAATGCGCCAGACTGCGTTTCCAGGCATTTCGTCGTGATAAGTAGCTTAATATCATAAGGTAGTTCGGAGAATGCGAGAACGCCGTGTGTTTTATAGGTGATGAGATTGTAGGTGGTAGCCTTGGAATTGTTTATGCCGTGGGCGCCGCCGTTTCTGGGACTACGACTACGGGCGCGGCCTCCGGTCGTAGCGGTAGCGGTAGCGGTAGAGGCGCTCGAGAGAGACGTTCCTTTCCCCACTAAAATATACGCGGTAGGCTCAAACACGCCGCGTTTCCGAATATCCGCGTCAACGCCGCCGCCATTGTCTCCCCCGGCGCCATTATCACATTGTAACACATTATCGATATCCCCCGCTTCATATGCGTCACGCGAAAATAGGACGAATTTCATATTCAGCACCCGCTCCATTGTGGCGATGGCCCACGCGTCGGGCCAGTAAAGCGAGGTCATCATCCGTTCTTTTAATTGTTGGGTGGACCGGACTTCGCGCATATAATCGTATTGCGACGAGAGAATTTTCGTATACTTCATCTCATCGTGTTTCATATTATGCTCTACGACGAGCTTCTTCGCCCCCGCAATCATAAGCTGTTGTTGGGCGCGGTCGTGGATGGCGGATATCCGGCGTTTAAGGTCATTGTAATTATTCACGAGTTCTTTCGTCTCTCGCGTTTGAGTCCGCGTCAGGGCGTGATACATTGCGAATTTCTCTCGGTATCCCCGAAATACTTCGTCCGTAACTTCATCGGAGAGTTGTTTACGCAGTTCTAGGATGGTCATCGCGCGACCTTGTGTGAGAAGTGCGTCGCGAATCACCGCGAAAAAGGCGTCACTGGCACCTTCATTATCTATGAAGTTGAAATACTTATTCCGGAGATACTTTTGAATCCAGAGGTCGGTGGCGGGGCTGGGTTTATATTGGCGGCGCTCCATTTCGGATTGTTCTTTGGTTTGAAGTGGGAGAATGGATGCGCCGGATAATAGGTGTTTTTGCCTGGCGTCTAGGCCAAATGTGGCGTCATAGGCGGCGGCGGCGTCGTCGTCGTCATCGTCGCCGCTACTCGTGTCATCGGCGTCCGCATCCGCCGCTGCCCCTGCCGCCGGTTCCTTTCCGAGAGATTTCTTTATCTCATTGACTTCGGTGGCGCGTTTCTTCGGGTCAACGGCTGCGGCTGCGGCTTCTGCGGCGGCGGCGGCCTTGTCTCCCTTTTTAGCACGAGATTTCCGTAATAATTCCGTATTTACAAACCCATATAACAGCGGTGTCAATTTATGAATATCCAAATCACCGGATTCGTCCATCTTCACTTGACCCGACGGCATTTCATAGACGCCAATCTGTTTCATAAACTCCATTTCCGTATTGAATAAATAAATAGGCGCGTATACGACACTATACCGTTTCGCGAAATGGTAGTTCAATTGACCTAGACCAATCACGACCTTTTGCGGGTCGCGCAATAACTGAACCTGGAATAATGGTGTATTGTAATTGAAGTCTTCTTCTTCTAAATGCGAATACTCGTGATAATTGATATTGGTGTTGAGTTTGGATTTCACCATCGTGGGGTGTGTTATGTAATTATTATATACCGATAAATAATAATTACAGGTCTTGCCGCATACGTGTCATTCTGCTACGCTTAGGCCCATTCCTAGCCGAATCATAGCCGAGTGGACCGTAGACGAGGCGTTATCGATACACCACCGTCTTCCGCTCCATCCCCGTACCCGTATCCGTCGTCGTCGTAACAAACATCATCTTGAAGCACCGTTCCTTCGCTTTATTCAGTGCGGTAATCACGCGTTTATACCGGTCCACATTATTGTCCGATGTCCCGCCCGCACCCAAATGAAGCGCATCCGCCTCATTCCCGTAATCCAGGATTTTCTTATCCTGCCAAATGTCGTGAATCGAAAGAAATCCAGGGATATTCATAATAAAGATACCCACGTTGCGTCGGTGGTAATAGTTGCTTAAAATCACGTCATCCGAGAGACGGCATATTTGATTGTCATCCGCGGTATAACGCGTCATATATTCCACAAAATCATCGCCAAATGAATTCAGTTTCACACAAACCGACCCATACCCTTCCGCAATGGTCGCGGTATCTTTATGTGTGCGTTTCCCGTTCAGGGCCATATTCACGAAATCAAATCCCGTAGACGTCCATACATTGTCGTCGTCGGCGGGAATCATTTTCTCATACGTTTCAATCATACGTTTGGGGTAGGCGATATCATCGTCGAGGTAAATAATGCGGGTGTTGTCGGGGTCGTATGTGCTCGCGTGTTCGCCGGTGCGCAGATACATCACCGCCGGCAGAATCTTCGTCGCAGGTCCATAATCCGTGGCGATTTGATTCACGGTGAGAGATTTCCGAATATACTTTGGCACGACATATGACTCTCCTGTGCGCGCAAACTCTTTCGGGATATTCAATAAAAATAGGTCGGGTTTGCGTGTTTGGTCCAGAATACTATTTATCATCGGGCCACATTTATTGATGCGGGTGGGGCTTGTTGTAAAGGATACAATAATCTTCATTTCGTGGGTCGTATTATGTATTGCTATTATTATTCAAGTGACACCTCTATATTTGTTTTATTTCTTCGCCTTTCCAGATATCTCGTCTAGCATATCCAGATGCCTAAAGATGGTTTTATTCGTAATACTGGGTTTGGATTTGAGTTTCAATTTGGAAATCTCGGTGATTTGTTCTACGCGAGCCTTAAATGATTCGGCAGCGTCTGCGTCTGCGTCTGCGTCTGCGGCGGCGGGTGCGGCGGCGGCGAGGACTGCGTGACTATGTTTCACCATAATATACAGATTTTCCGTGAGTTCATCCACTTCGTTCGTCTTGCCTTCCTGACGCATATTGGAATACATCAGCTCTTGAATCTGGCGCATCAGTGCGATCACCTGCGTCTTCTCCACAATCCCGTTTTTCATCAAATTCACAATGAAGAGCGACATTGCCTTTCGTTTCTCATTCGCCTTATTGATATCGCAAAACTTGTCGTAATTCTTCTTGGGGTCACAGTAGTCAATCGTTTCAAACAGCGACATAAATGACGCTAAATTGCGTTCAAATAAGTCGCGAAATACTGCGAAGGAGGAACCCTGCTCCTGCGCCATCAAGTCGCGAAACAGGCGCGCATAAATCTCGGAATAGAATGCGTTTGAACTCGCAGTATTGAAGATGGATAATGCGACGCGATTCATTACCGCAACCGTATTGTGCTCTTCGGATGTATCATCTGTAGACGCGGTGAATAAGTCAGCGATTTCCTTTAGAATATTGGCAAACATTGTCGTGTATGTTTTGTCGGTGAGTTTGTTAAGATAGGACCGGATATTGTCAATCCCGAGCTCGATTCCTTCCTTCTTCTTCAGTTCCGTCTTTTGAAAGGATAGAATCGTCTCCCATTCGTTATTCGGGATTTGTTGTGAGCGAGACGACGACGACGACGTGCCGGAAGACCGTGTAATAGAATGCTGTGTGCCACTGCCCGCGGCGTCGTGGCCGAATCGACTCTGAAATGTATTCGCACTGCTTCCTGCGACATGATACCCGGCCGCTGCTGTAGTAGTGCCGTTGTCTCCTCCTCCAGTTAGCACTCCGGTTGACCGGAATTCACCCCCCGCACGAACAGGAAATACCGGTGTTTTTATATAGGTCGCCGCACCCACCAAATCGGCTAAATCCGAAACAGACTTTATAACATCATCGGGTAATTTCAAGTCAAACCCCATATTCATAAACGCCGCATAATCGGGAAGGTCGTAACGATGTGTTATTTTTGCCATAAGATGCGTTCGTGCGTTCGTGCGTTCGTGCGATGCGTCTATTATAATATATCTCGTTGTTTTATATCAATTATATGGAACATCCAGTAAGTAAAGCATTTGAATCGTACCGCCACGGCGGTGTCGGACAATCTGGCGGCGCGGAGGCCTACATCAAAGCCAATCTCTCGGTGCGCGATATTGAAAAGAATAAATATGGTGAGGTATTCACTCCGTATTCTTATATCTGCGATTTACTCGACCAGCTTCCTGCGCGGGTCTGGCGCGACCCCAGCCTACGATGGCTAGAACCCGCGTCCGGTATAGGGAATTTCTGTTTGGTGATTTATATGCGCCTGATGGACGGGCTTGCGGGCGCCGACGCGTTTCCGGACCAGGTCGTGCGCCACGAACACATATTGCGGAATATGCTTTTTATGGTAGAACTCAATGAAGAGAATGTAGCACGCACGAGAGATTTGTTCGGGCCGTTGGTGAATATACAGTGTGCGGATTTTTTAGCCGGAGGCGAGGCCGAGTGCGTCACATCATATGCGAATGTCATCATCGGCAATCCCCCATTCCAAACTCCGAGAGATACCGCGCGCACCAGCAGTAAGGGAGGTCAAACCTTGTGGGATAAGTTTATTGTAAAATCTCTCGGAATTCTTCGCCAGAACCTTCCTCAACCTAGTGCGGGAACGGACACCGAGAGATTTCTCTGCTTCATCACCCCACCAGCGTGGCGAAAACCGAACAGTCCTCACGGATTATGGACGATGATGACGGCCGAACCTTGTTCGTTACGATATATTCATATGATTGATAAAAAAACCGCAATCCGGGATTTATGCGTCCAACAACGGATGGACCTATTTATCGTCAGGGTCGGCGTTGCCGTGAGCGACGACAGCGACAGCGACGGCGCGCCGTGCCGCGTTATCACAAGTGCGTCCGACGGAAATACTTTGAATATGATATCTCCGAGAGATTGGCCCTTCCTCCCCAATTCAGAATTTGAATCTATACAAGGAATACTTGACCCAAAAGGCCCGAGTCCACATCGAGTCCTTTATGACCGCTCCGCTTACGGCAGTGACCTCCCGCATATGTCGCCTGAATATAGCGCCGGGGAATTTATTTATCCGGTCGTCCATACAATGACGCGGCGGGGGCTTGGACTCTGGTATTCCAATACGAAGACGCGGGGGACGGGGCATTTCGGGAAGGCGAAGGTGATTTTGAACTTCAATGAAAAATTGTACCCGTATTTGGACTACTCGGGGGAATACGGGATGGGGCAATTTTCATTCGGGTTGCCTGTGGGGGGGTCAGTTGCGGCGGAGGGGGAGGCGATGGTGCGCGTGCTGAATTCGCCGCGGTTTACGGCGATTGTGCGGGCGACGAAGTGGGGGGCGTATCAGACGGATAGGCGGATGTTTGAGTATTTCCGGGAGGGGTGGTGGCGTTCGCCGTTATTTACGACGACGACGACGACGACGACGAGTTGAATGGATGCTTCAATGCTTCAATTGAACCCACATTGTTCGATTTTGGGCGGTTTCACGGGCTTCAATTTGGATGGCCTTGGCGAGTGCTCTGGTCTTTAGGGTGGTTTTGGCCTTTAAGGCGCGATTGGCTCGAATTACTGCTTTGGTTGCTGTATACATTGCGTTTCTGATGACTGTGACGGATATGACTGTGAATAGATATTACCTATAAAAGCATTTCAATTTTATTCATTCCTGTAGAAATGCCGCCATCATAATCAAAGAGACTTAAACATATCCCGATAACACTATTAGACATATCCGACATTTTTCGCGATTTCACTATATTACTATGTCATCTACCGACGATACTCCTTCTAGTTCCGGCTTCGCTGCCGACTCCACTGCCGACTCCGCCGCTCCGTATTCCGAATTCAAGAAATGGGAAGACGTCGACGAAATCTCCCCCGACCTACTCCGCGGGATTTACGCCCATGGTTTTGAAAACCCTAGTCATATTCAGCAAAAATCGATTCTTTCGATTATCCAGAAACGCGACGTCATCGCGCAAGCCCAGTCCGGCACAGGTAAGACCGGCGCATTCACGGTCGCCGCACTTCAAAGCATTGATGTCACCCTCGCCAAGACCCAGGCGCTTATTCTCGCACCTACACGCGAACTTGCTAAACAAATCCACGACGTGATTACCGGCATTGGCGCAATGATGTCGGGACTTACAACCCGTCTGCTCGTCGGGGGAACTTCCACCGCTGACGACGCGGCCGATTTGCGTAAATGCGTCCCGCACATTATCGTGGGTTGCCCTGGTCGCGTATTTGATATGATTCGCCGTAATCATATTCAGGGTTCCAACGTAAGTATGCTTGTGCTGGACGAGGCTGATGAGATGCTTTCCGCCGGATTCAATGACCAAATCTATAATATTTTTCAGTATATGCCGTCTGATATCCAGGTTGTCCTCTTTAGCGCAACGATGCCACCTGATTTGTATACATTGACCGAGAAGTTTATGCGGTCGCCCGTTAATATCCAGGTGAAAGCGGAGCAGCTGACCCTTGAGGGTATCCAACAGCACTATATCGCACTAGACGACGACGTCCAGAAATACCTCACGATGAAGGACTTGTTTAAGACGATTTCGGTGTCACAATGTATTATCTTCTGTAATTCCACGAAGCGTGTAGCCGACCTTCACGAGGCGATGCTTTTTGACGGGTTCCCTGTATGCTGTATTCATAGTGGTATGGAGAAAGGTGAGCGCGATAAGGCGTATCAGGACTTCAAGGCAGGCGTCCATCGTGTTCTCATTTCATCCAACGTGACTGCGCGCGGTATTGATATTCAGCAGGTAAGCACGGTGATTAACTTTGATATGCCGCAGGACGTCCATATTTATCTCCACCGTATCGGTCGTTCGGGGCGTTGGGGGCGCAAGGGTGTCGGTATCAACTTCATCACTCGTCGCGATATGCGCATTAAGAAGGATATTGAGATGTATTACGGGACGATTATTACGGAGTTGCCGGTGAACTTTATGGAGGGGATGTAATGGAATAAATGGAATGAATGGAATAAATGGAATAAATGGAATGAATGAGTTTAAAATGAAATGTTTGTTTCATTTTATACTGTAGAATAAAATTGTAATGACAGGCGGTGGATGTTCTTTTAGTGTCTGTTCGTTATTCACCGATGTTCGCGAATCCGTTTCTGAACTACCGCGCGAACCTGAAGATGTAAAGGCGCTCCTTATGGAACATTTAGGACTCGGGCGTTCGGCGGGGGCGACCGCTGGCACGACCACGACCCCGGGTGCGATGACGACGACATTTAAGCACCCGATTTCATATACCGACCCCGATAAATTACACGAGTTACCCGCGTCAATCATTGAAGACCTGGAAATGCTACACCCGAAGAATGCCGCCGACGCCGAGGCGGACGAGGTCGTCGCCGTGAAGGGGCTCTACCACTACGTGTTCACCCCCACATCCGTCTACGGAACCGAACACCTCCCCATATGGAGCAAGTATTATACAACCGATATTGCGTATTTGAAACACACCCAGACGCTTCTGGAAATGTTTGATAATGAACTCCTTGAGCGCTGTATCGCGCAAAATACGGCCCACACAACCAGCGTAGATGCCTTTGCCGCGATGAAAGACACGTGGAAGGATTTCCGTGGAACCGGCAAAATCGCGGACTTCAAAGAGAAATTCAGTTACGTCGAGACCCCCTTCCTCTCCAAGTTGAACGGGTCGTCGTCGTTTCTCCAGTTTTTAAGTCTGTATAATATTTCATCGCCGGTTATTGCGCTACTGACACCGCTTATCGTGTTGATTATTCCATTTTTCGTCCTAATGATGCGCGGACTCTCCGTCTCGATTTCAGAATACGTGGATATTTTGAAGACCATCATCAGTCAGCACTCTGTGGGGAAATTTCTGACGCAATTCGAGACGGTTTCGGTGGAACAGAAAATGTATATATTGATGTCGGTCGTGTTTTACGGCATCCAGATTTACCAGAATGTTATGGCGTGTGTTCGGTTTTACAATAATATCAAACTGGTCCATACACACATCCACGCCATCAATGGGTATCTTACCGCGACTGGTGTGAATATGTCGTATATGATTCAACTCATCCAGACGTATCATCTCACGACCTACGAGCCGTTCCGCGAGGAATTGGCCGATAAATACGCGCTGTTGGAAGACGTTACCCGCGCACTCTCCGATATTTCGCCCTTTTCGGTATCCGTGAGTAAATTCTTCCAGATTGGATACATAATGAAGAACTATTATTCGCTGTTTTCACAGACCGACTTAAATGAGTTACTGGAATACAGTTTCGGATTTAATGCGTATATGGAGCATTTGACGGCGTGCCGTTCGTTTGTCGTGGATGGAATGATACACGCGTGTTCGTTCACGGAGCCGGAGGCGGAGGCAGCGGAGCCGGAGGCGGAGGCGGAGGCGGAGGCGGAGGCGGAGGCGGAGGCGGAGGCGGAGGCGGAGGCGGAGGCGGAGGCGGAGGCGGAGGCGGAGGCGGAGCCGGAGCGACCATTGACACCCATCGCCGAGGAAGCGCGCGCCGATGAAGAAGCGAGTGCCGAAGCACCACTGCTACCACCGCCACCGCCCGCGCCCGTCGCCGTCGTCGTGAAGAAAACTGTAACAAAACTAATATCACAGGTATACGCACCACTTAAAGCACGTAATGCGGCAACCACCGTCGTCGCCAATGACATCGTCCTAGATAAACAACTCGTGATAACCGGTCCAAACGCCGCGGGAAAAACCACCGTCATCAAATCCACGCTATTCAATATTATTCTCTCCCAGCAAATCGGCTACGGATTCTATGAGCGCGCGGAAATCACACCCTATGACTACCTTCACTGCTACCTGAATATTCCCGACACATCTGGCCGCGACAGTCTCTTCCAGGCCGAATCGCGCCGCTGTATGGAAATCCTGCGCTGTATTATGGACAATCCCACGAAGCGTCATTTCTGTATTTTCGACGAGCTTTATTCAGGAACCAATCCATATGAAGCCGTCGCCGCCGCATACGGGTATATCGCGTTCATCTCCAAGAACCCACGGGTAGACCTCATCCTCACCACGCATTATATTGAACTCTGTGAACTTCTGGAGAAGCGGAACGCGGGGGCGATTACCAATCTTCATATGTCGGTGTCGCCGGATACGGGCGCGTATTTGTATAAGATTGCGGGCGGGATATCGTGTATCAAAGGGGGGTTGAAGGTTCTCCGCGACCTCGATTATCCAAACGAAATCGTGGAGAGTGCGAGGGAGATTATTCAGGGGTAGGGACATAGTGATAGCGATGCCCCCCGATATACTTTCGCAATAATCCACAATAAATGAAATAATCCGGGTCGTCTGTATACGTCACATTCCGCAATATGCGGATATCATTATAAAATGACACACACTGGTCTATCCGCGGCGCCTCATTTGGGGTCTTGGATACCGCGTCGTATATCGCGTTCAAATTCGCGCGGGCTTCTTCGTGCTTTTGCGTGAATTGGGCTTCATAAAAGGAAACATTCAAATAATTAATGAACTTGGCGAAAAGACACACGATTTCGTTTGGCTCACTCATTATGTATACTGTAACTATCTATACACTAATCATTATACATCATATATATTTATGCTGTATTATCCGTCGCCGCCGTCGCCATCGCCGCCCCCGCCGCCCCCGCCGTCGCCATCGCCACCGTCTTGTCGATGACCACATTCTTCGCCACTCGCTTTATAATTTTGGATATATTCCCGTCCTTCTCGCCATCCGTAATCGTCTTGGATAATTTAAAATATTGGACATTTTCATTCGAATTACTATCCATACACCGCGGATGTTGTGCGGCCCACTCCCCCATCAACCGCACATTCTTGTGTTCCACGGAGAGCACCGCATTCGTCATTTTCTCATAATCGGGGCCATCCTGTTCCCATTTATCCGCGTCCTTCACATACAATGTCTCCCGTTTGATATCGCTACAATGGACCGGCCGTTTATGTAATTCGGTTTTATTCAGGTTTGTAATGAGGATATTCGACATCCCTTCTACGTATCCGAGCTTCCCCACACTTTCAAGGTCGTCCGTATCCAATTGGATAGAATTCACGAAGTCCTTCATATTCATCGCGTCCTTACACTGCTCGTTCAAGAATAACTGGAGATTAAACGTCTGATTGTAACAGTTTGTCATATTGTTGTTGTTGTTGTTGTTATTGACAACGGTCATCGGATTCGCCGCCGCAGCAGCAGCCGCAGCCGCACTCGCCTTGTATAACTCCAATATCTGCGTCTTGAATTCGTGATTCATATGCATCATCGCGTTTATCATATCCTTCAATTCTTCGGTGTTTTCGGCCTTGGACGCCTCAACCACTTTCATCATACACGATGTCCCATATTTCTTATTATGCCGCCATAACCCCGTTCGGTTGATATAGGGGCGTTTACAATACTTACAAGAATAGGCGCCGGTCACGTGACCTTCGGTGGATTCGGCGGCATCGGTCACGTGACCGGTCACGTGACTTTCAGCATCGGTCACGTGACCGCCGCCGCCGAATGGAGGGTGGTAGATGACGTTATTTTCGGTATCTTCTTGGTCGAGGGCGATATGGACGATTTCGTTGATGGGTGTTTTTTGGGGGGTCGACACTTCGCAAATTTCCAAAGACGGTTTTTGGGGGATGCCTTTTACGGCCGACCCGCCCGAAACACCGGCGATGAGACTGTGAATCATATTTTTACATTTGGCGTTCTCGGAACATAACCGTTGATGCTTTGACGAATAAAGATGTGTTTTATAAACAGTTCTGTTATGGGTTTTCAGGTCGCACGTATCACAGTAATATAACATTTGGGTGCGTCAGTGTCAAATGATGGATGGATGGCGGATGGACGAGTGATGGAAATGTTGCCTAAATGACGGGGGGCGTATACACAAGGGTGAGATAATAGGCCGGAGTGGGTGGACGCGCCGGGAGGCCAAAAAATTACCGTCACAAAATATTCGGCCGGACGAAAAAAGTTGTGACTGGTCAGTCACAAAATGCGATTTTTTCGTGTTTCAAAAGTATCCTGGCCTACCCCCGTTTTGGACAAGTGATGGAAATGTTGCGTAATGTTGCGTATGACGCAACCGTTTCAGCAACCAATGCCACGGGCCATTGGGATATACTACCCGTATGAATGGCCACCATTGGTGGCTATGGTATTCTACTATTATTATTTTTTCTAATTTTGAACCTAATATTTTTGGCTGAAAAGTGTCCGTTCCAATGTTTTCCTGGTTTCCAACCAGGACTTTATGAATAATACCAGAATTCCAATTTTCTAATTTTGAACCGAATATTTTTGGCTGAAAAGTCTGTAAACAATGAAATCCAAGGTTCCCACCGGGGACTTTACCAGACTTTCTAATTTTCTATTTTTGAACCGAATATTTTTGGCTGAAAAGTGTCCGTTCCGATGTTTTCGGTCTATCCAACCCAGGACTTTTATGAAAAGTATAAAAATACCAGACTTTCTATTTTTCTAATTTTTAACCTAATATTTTTGGCTGAAAAGTGTCCGTTACAATGTTTTCCTGGTTTCCAACCAGGACTTTATGAAAAGTATGATATAAACCCATCCGCCTTATTTCATACATTATTCCGTTCAATTTTCAAATATATCATCCCAGATTAATATATTAAATCACGCACAACGAGAGAATGGGCGAATTAAGTTTTTTGACCATTATTGTTAGTTTAGCCGTTTGCTCTCTTTTGGTATATGCGGTATTTCAATATATGAAGGTTCGGTTGACGAACCTGGAACAATCGCACAAAGAACAAGCGCTTATTTTACAGCAATTCATAGAAGAATCGTCGACGGATATACACCGTTTATATCAGATGAAGTCGTCGGCGCATAATGACACTGCTGCGCAGTATGGCGGCGCACACCACGGAAGTATTATACTGGAATACGCTAATGCCAATGCGAATGGACCTCGTGAATACGAAGAAAAACCCGCTGCTTATAATGCCCCCCATATGATTCATTTAGATACAGCGATGTTTCAAAATAAGCGGGTCAGTAACTTGATTGAGATATCATCCGATAGTGAGGATACGACAGAGAGCGAGAGCAGCGACGACGAGAGCAGCGAGAGCGAGTCCGAGTCCGAGAGCAGCGAGAGCGAGTCCGAGAGCAGCGAGAGCAGCGACGACGAGAGCACAGAACCAGCTGTCGAGTCTGAAGAGTCAATAGTTGTATTTGAATTGGTAAATTCAGTTAGCGCACCTGCGCCTGCGCACTCTCCCGAAACCAAAATGATTACTGTGGATTTAGGCGCAATTCAAGAGTCTTCTTCTACCTCGCCTGAAGACCAACCACTCGATGTATTGGCAATGTTATATAAAAAGGCCGATACACCCGAAGAACTGGATGTAGTCACACCGGTCACTGAATCATTATCGACCAGTAGTAGCGCCGCACCCCCACAACCTATCACAGGAATGTCTGTTACTGAATTACGGTATCTACTTAAGGAGAAACACCCAGAAAAACACGCGGAAATCCAGAAAATGAAGAAGGCAGAGCTAATTCAAGCATTACAATAGTATTTTTATTCTCATACTATACATAATACACGATTCATTCATTCATTCATTCATCCATTCATTCATTCCATTATGTCACAACCTCATTGGGCCAAGAATTACAGTTCCAGTCATAATGTCTACTTTGATTTTCCGCCAATTATGACGGATGGACGCAACTTTTCAGGATGGCAGCCTGGCAACGCCGTAAATGAATCGATTCGTCGCGCCGAGAATATCAAGACCAACTGGGACTATCGTAGGTATTTAACGAACAACGCAGACCAGATAATGACCATCAATCGCGTGGATGCCGTAAATATGTCAGGTCACGGTCAAGTGGAAGTCAACGCTTACGAACAGGATAATCAGCGTAATGTGCCATTTATGTATTCATCTGTTATGGATACGAGAGAACCGTTTGGGTATGCGCCGAGCGACTTAAAAGACATCTATCTCTCGCGCGAGGCGCTTCAATCCAGGATGGTTGCGCCGGAAATCACACAGGAGCAAATCCTCGCATTCCAGCGACAGCAGCAGAGCAACGGTTCAGGACCGGCACAGAGACAATAAACATATAAACCATATTTGTAATGATTGTATTATACATAATTATTACAAACACATCTCTCGAGATAATAAATGCGAATCATCAGTTTCGATGTAGGTATGAAGAATCTAGCATATTGTCTGTTTAGTATACCCGATACAGTTACGTTCATCGGTGCTTCTCCATCGGAACTGATTCATCAAATCCAAATTGAGAGATGGGATGTCATTGATTTGCGATTCGAGCCGAATCTCTCGGAGAGCGCACATACAGAAGCACCGCCACCGCCGCCGAAGCGGACGTGTTGTAATGATGGGAAGTTGGCCAAGTGGGTCGCTCAGCCTTCACTCGTTGCGCCTACGGCTCCACTCGCTTTGGCTTCGCTGGTTCCGCTCGATTCGGGCTCGCATCAGGGTGTATCTGGCGTGGTGAGTAGAGGCGGTGGGTCGGTGGGCGGTGGTGGCGGGTCGGCGGGAGGCGGTGGGTCGGTGGGCGGTGGAGGTGGTGGTGGGTCGGCGGGAGGTGGTGGTGGGTCGGCGGGAGGTGGTGGTGGGTCGGCAGGAGGTGGCGTGGTGAGTGGTCCGGCGGGCGGTGGTGGGTCGGCTTCCACCCCCCCAGTCCTGTATTGCGACAAATGCGCCGAAAAATCCAAATATAAAACACCCTCACGAGAGATTTTACCCATCAAGCGCAAACCTGAACTTCTTCAAAAGAAGAAACTAGGCGAACTGATGGATATTAAGGCAAATCTCTCGGCGCATCTATCCGGAGGACCAGCCACGCCGCAGAACCTCAAACTCCGGAAGGCCGGTCTCATTCAAGAAATAGTAACGACCCTCGCGAGAGATTATCTAGAACCCTTTGATGAAAATAAGTATTCAAGTTATATTACCGGGGTAGTAGCGGCTGACAAACCCAAGAAGGCAAACTATATCTACGCACATGACCTCGACCTAATCACCTACGGACGTAATATGATGAAGCATCTGGACGCGATTCTGTTTCCCGCGTCTTCTCACGCAGCAGCGCCACCGATTGATATGATGATTATAGAAAATCAAATCAGCACACTCGCCTCTCGAATGAAGACACTACAAGGAATGATTACGCAGTATTTCATTATGAAACATATTCCGCAAATTGAATTTATATCAGCGTCCTGTAAATTGAAATTATTCACAGATTCTAATGTGGAATATTGTGGAGAAGAAGTATGTATTGGCGCATCAACCTACGCCGACCGTAAAAAATCAGGCATCGTTGTATGCCGGTCTCTCGGCGAAATCTCTCGCAAACATAATTCAAGCTATGCGAAATGGATGCCAGTCTTTGAAAATCACAAAAAGAAGGACGACCTTGCGGATTGTTTTTTACAAGGATTATGGCGGGTTCATAGTGCGGTATGAATATAATAATAAAGTATTTCTTTTATTCATACAATCTCCTGATTTCATTTATTTTAGTATAAAGATTGCTATTGTATTTGTATTATAGAACACAATGGCGGAAGAAATTGATTTAGGCGCATTGGATACAATGCCTACATTTACGATTGGCGGTGGCGGAGGACGTTCATCATCGGGGGGCGGCGGCGGCGGCAATTTTGGCGGAGGAATTGAACTCCTGATGAATAATAAATTTAAGGACAGTGACCGTAAGGGTAACGGTGGCGGCGGCGGAGATATTGATTTAAGCGAATTGGCCGCACTTGAAAATGAACTCAATGATTTGAGTAATGTTCCGAGGCGAAATGGTGGCGACGGAGGCGACGGCGGCGGTGGCGGCGGTGGCGGTGGCGGTGGCGGTGGCGGTGGCGGTGGTGGCGACAGTGGATTTTTGAGCGGAGTCTTTAATTTCAGTAAGTCTGGCGGCGACAATGGCGGCAGCGGCGGCGACGGAATCCATTTAGGACAATCCACGTCGAATACTGACGCAGACAATCGCACATGGGACGGATATGGCAAATTCAATAACATTCCAATGGACCCTGATGCCAATGTAGACCCGACTCCCCAATTATCCAAGGAAGAAATGCTGAAAGAGAAATTCAAGCTCCTTCGTAAGTTGGAGGAACTGGAGCAGAAGGGAGTCCAATTATCAAAACGGTATTCGATGGACTCGTCTTATGCGGAGATGAAGGGCGAGTATGATACGCAAATTGAAGAACGCGAACGTCATAATAGTATGAAATTCCAGGGCAAGATGCTTCTGGCGTGTATTACCGGATTAGAGTTCTTAAACAACAAATTTGACCCCTTTGACCTGAAGTTGGAAGGATGGTCCGAGCAAGTCAACGAGAATATAGGTGAATATGATGAAATCTTCGGCGAACTTCACGAGAAATACAAGTCCAAGGCCAAGATGTCGCCTGAATTAAAGCTGATGTTCCAGTTGGGAGGAAGCGCGATTATGCTTCATATGACGAATACAATGTTCAAGTCGGCATTGCCTGGAATGGATGATATTATGCGCCAGAACCCCGAACTGATGCAGCAATTCACGCAGGCGGCGGTGTCGTCAATGTCGAATAATACTCTCGGTGGCGGTGGTGGCGGCGGTGGCGGTGGCGGTGGCGGTAGCCGCGGGTCCGGATTCGGTAACTTTATGAATGATATTATCGGCGGTAGCGGCGGAGGCGGTAGTGGTGGCGGTGGCGGTGGACGCAACTACAATGAACCTCCTCAATATCAGCAACAGCGTCCCCCTCCCCCACCCATCGCGACCAAAGGGCCCATCGCACCTCCTCCTCCGGTTCGCCCAGGCGCGACAGCGATGCCGACCCCGATGTCGATGCCCGAACAGAGGTCGCGTCGCCCTGAAATGCGTGGCCCAACAACCGATGTATCGGATATGATGTCGCGACTCAAGACCAAAACCATTAATATCCAGCCGGGTAGCGGCGGCGGCGGCGGCGGGCCACCCGACCAAGGAAACGCGATGCTTCAGAATATTCTCTCTGGAATGACGGGCGGCGGCGGCGGTGGTGGCGGCGGCGGTGGTGGCGGCGGAGACGACGATATCTCACTTGGCGCCAGTGTCGTCAATTTATCCAGTTTAGGTGATATTTCACAAGATTCCGCAGCACATAAATCAAAGCGCAGGCCGAGATCCGAGAAGAATACGGTGAGTATGGACCTGTAGTAAAGGAATATAAACCTTATGTGATTATAAATAATAACAGTGGTCGTATTATTTATAATTATTATCGCCCAACGACAATGTCATCGTCCACCCAATTCAAATCGATATGTACTCAAAATGATATGAGGCTCGGAAAAAACCCCGAAATGAAATTATTCACCCTTGAATACAATTATACGAATCCCAGATTCAATATTCTCTCTCTCATCAATGTGAATCTACACAAGTTATTACACGAAGTGAATAAGGATATTATTGACTCCATCGAGATTCATCCACATCCAACGGACCCATCAGAACACAATATTCTTTATAAATTCAAGGAAATAGGCGGCGATTTAGGTGGGTTCAAGACGTACATGTATGTCGCTACTAAAATCGCAAAGAGATATGCGAGCAATGGGAACACCGAGATTATTTTTACGAGCAAGAGTGTCCCCTATGAATTTCATACCGAACTCATCCAATTAAAATACAAACTTTTAGAATACCCCCTTTATATCCAGAAGTATATTTATCGGGAAGACGCCGCAGGCGCTGCTTCGCCCGTGTCAAATATTCAGGTTCTTCATATGTTTAAACTAAAGCCAGACGCCGAATCAGAGCTCACCGTCGCAATGGAAAACGCAATCGGAATCCTTATCAAAAAACTGTATTTGCGATTGAAGAATGCGATTGAAAGCCTCCAGGCATAAACATTATTGTTATTATTGTTCATTTAGCGTAATATGTATTAGAATTATATATATTATACACGTATACACGCACGCGAACGCATACACGCACCCGGTAATGGATGATTTATTAAACGAATATATCGAATACCAGGAGTCCCACGAAACCACAAGTTCGGCACAATGCGACGCCGCCGTCAATGATGAACAGCGAGACTACGATAATTATGTCGAACGAACAAAAGAATACTATTACAAAATGTCATTCGGCGACTTCTTCCGCGCATTATGGTTCACGTGGTCGTCGTGTTATATCGGCATCTCCGAATACACGAAATACCGGGTAGGATGGAAGTCGCGCAATAACGCGATTATTGATGTCAGCAAACGCCTCGCATCGAAGAATATGATGTATGTAAAGGTTTTCCAGGCATTCGCGACCAACCGCAATATCGTCTCTCACGAGCTAAACGAATTCTTCAGCGAATACACCGATAATGTGAAATACACGCCGGATGAATACGACATAAAAGAACTTAAAGAGCTAGAGGCGCGGTCGTGCGAATGTTGGCCGTATCAACAACTACGCATTGAAAATGAATACACGCCGATAAAATCGGGACTGATGTCGCTGATATTTAAGGGGTATATCGGAGGCGCCCCGATTGTCGTGAAATATCTTCGTAAAAACATCAGTAAAAACTTCAATGCGTCGATGAATAATCTCGTCGTATTCGCGAAAATCACCAAATATTTCCCGTATTTGCGAACATTAAATGTGGAGAATCTCATCCTTCAAAATATTGTGTGTATGAACGACCAGGTGTGTTTTCGCAAAGAGTTGGAGAATATTAAGACTTACTATAACAGCTGGAAAGACTACGAATATGTCAAAATACCGATGCCTTATTCGGATTATACCGAGAAAGTCAACCCGGATGTTGTTGTAATGGAGTATATCGACGGAATCAAAATAACCGAAATTGCGCCGGAAGATAACGACGCGTTTGGGAAAGTGCTCGCATCATTTAACGGGAAGGCGGCCTTTTGTACGTCTATTTTTCACGGAGACCTTCATCCTGGAAATATATTGTTTATTAAATCGTCGTCGCCCCCGACGCATAAAATCGGCATCCTTGATTTCGGTATTATTGGGCATTTGTCACGCACTGACCAAGAAGTCCTGTATAAATCAATGAAGTATACGTATCAGCGAAAATATCATAAAATAATAGATATTATTATGAGCTGCGAAATATCGGAGTGTATTCATACTGGCGAAGAGGTTGATGTTTCGTCGGTTGTTCCAGAGAGAAACAGTGAACGATACAATGAACTGCGCCGAGAACTGACAAGGGTTCTTGTGGCGTATACAACTCCTGAAATCAAATTCTTCGGCGTATCTGAAATCTATGAAATCAACTACATCTTGAATAAATATGGACTGATGTTTAAACGGTCTCTGTATCGCCTCTTTATTACCGTGGCGATTATAGATTCAATCGGAACACGTCTTGGAGGTGAAATGAGCTATATGCAACATATGGCGGATATTGTGGTGGAAATGTTTAATATCAAGATTGACGAACCGGACACGGACGAGGACGAGGGGGAGGAGGAGGACGAGGACGAAGCGGACGAGGAAGACGAGGACGAGGACGAAGCGGACGAGGAAGACGAGGACGAGGGCGAGGAGGAGGACACGGACTAGAACAGAAAACAATATTAAACCGGAGTGGTTATTATTGTTTACAAGATGAAAATCGGAATTATCGGAAACGGCTTTGTTGGCCGCGCAACCCAAATCTTCGCCAAGAATTATTTCACACAAGACCCGAACGCCGAGATATTTGAAGTACTTCCGGATACGGTGACTACACGGGCCAAACCGAACTCGGTGATGACATATTCGGCGGAAGCACAGGACGCCGCACCGCCCCACCACACCGCCGCACAGGAAGCACAGGAAGCACAGGTCACACAGGACACACAGGACGCACAGGAATCGAACGTAGTTCCCGCCGTTGGGGGGCGGACCCCCCCTACCAATGAGAACGTAGTTACCGCCGGTGGGGGGCGGACCCCCCCGAACGTAGTTCCCGCCGTTGGGGGGCGGAACCCCCGTACCACCGTTGGGGGGCGGACCCCCCAGAACGTAGTTCCCGCCGTTGGGGGGCGGAACCCCCGGCGGACCCCCCCGTTCTTCAAACACATCCTATTCAAACCCATCCAAGTCTACATCTATGATATTCGCCCTGAAGCGTGCGACCCCCCAGGCATAACATTGGAAGAATTAGACCGAGAATGCGACCTATTATTCTTCTGTCTTCCGACACCTCTTCACCACGACGGTTCGTGTTATACCCGAATACTGGAAGACACGCTTGCGCGATGCTCCAATCCATATAAAGTCATCCGAAGCACAGTCCCAGTCGGTTTCGCGGCGAAACACGGATGCTATTTTATGCCGGAGTTTCTTACAGAGGCCAACTGGGAAGACGATTTCAGGCGGATGAAAGAATGGGTGGTCGGGATACCTGCCGCAGCCGTGGCGACAACTACGCGCGATGATGAATTCAAAATCCGCATCCAAAAACTAATCAAACGCAGCCATAAAAACCGCGCCATTGATTCGCCCACAGTGATCTTCTGCGACACCAATGAAGCGGAAATGCTGAAACTGATGAAGAACTGCTTTCTTTCCGCAAAGGTCGGCCTAATGAATGAATTCTACGACTTTTGCGCCGCCACCGGCACGGATTATAATAATGTGACCGGGCTCGCAAAACGGGACACACGGATGGGAACGTCGCATTTCCAGGTCCCGGGCCCGGATGGTCGGCGCGGATTCGGTGGGACGTGTTTCCCGAAAGATACACACAGTTTATACTGCCAGATGAACGCACACGGCATCACACCGCATATCTACCCCGCAATCCTCGCGCGTAATGATACCGTCGACCGGCCGGAACGCGAATGGTCACGTGACGTATGGCGCACAACGATTCCGCTACCGACACCGACGTCAAAAGTCGTGGTGGTGTTCTCGGACACAGGGGTGTCAGCGTATCTCACGGATGTCATCCGCGACAACCTCGCGAAGAATAACGTCGTCATCCAGGTCGTCCGTGCCGCCGGCAGCGCGTCGCAAACGATACACAAGAACCTCCTCGTGAAACACCGCCCGGGACCAAACGCGCCTCTATTTTTCCCGCGCGTGGATGAATGCTATTACACGCAACACACGGGTGATACATTATACGATATAATGCGTGAAGTATCAAATGTCATTGATTTGTGGGATAGCCACGAAGAAATGAAACTATATGTCGTGAAACAGTCGCGATACGACGACGAGAGCGAGCACGAGAGCGAGCACGAGAGCGGGACCGAGGGGTTTGATAGCGAGGATGACGCCGACACTGACGCGAAACCACGGTCGTGTGACTATGCGGGAGCGATACTCGAAGAATATTTCACGAAAGTGGTGTCGATTAAACCGAACCAGAAGCGCGGACTTGTCGTCTTGTTTTGATGCGGTCTAAAATCCTTTTAGCGTGTAGTTTATGATGCCGCCGACGAGTCCATTTTTCTCCGCGTTCAGATTCGCGCTTACTGTGCTTTTTAATTGTATGATGGCCGCCGTCTATCTTACGATTTATCCTACGGGTTTTCTTTTTATGGCCACCGCCCATTAACAATCCGGGAGATGATGGGGAATTTGCTCTAGCTGCCGCTCCGCCAGGTCCTTTGGGTCTCGGCGTCACTAACGGCGACGGCGACGTCGACCGCGACGATGACGCCGACACTGGCTGTGATGTCGGCAGTGGCTTCGAATCGTCTAGGCTTCGTTGTAATTCGCCTTTAATCCTACTTATAATTGTGGCTAATGTTGCGTCGCCAAATAATGTTGCGTCGCCAAATACATATTTGGGTAAATTTTTGTTAACTCTACTTATATATTCGGGGTTTGATGATGGTATTGCGCTCATAAAATATTTATGAAAAAACACTTCTGATTCAACAAACCCGTAGACATTAGCATATATATTGTTAAGCAATTCTTGAATATTAACAGGTGTGTACATTTTAGGTTCGCTATTGGTTAAACGCAACGCAATTAAAAATATCCAATTCAACATACAAACATAGTTCGTAGCGCAATTATTACTTAAAAAGTCTGATTTTACCCGCATGTTGTAACTAAATAATGAAAAAAGACCGCCTATTAAATTGCGTCCTCCTCCCTCGGTGTTCATATCCCAATTAAACCACACCTTATTTTCCCCGCCATTCCATCCCAATTTCTGTAGTATATTGTTTACGATTGACGGGACTCCTTTTTTTTGTGGTTCTGGTAAAGGTGGGATGCGGCGCACTTTAACTGTAATTATTTCGTGACCGGCACCGGCACCATTGCGTCTCTTCAACCGCAAGACGCATTCAGAACCAGCCGGACCTGCTAGTAACCTTATTGCGTCTTCCCTGGAAATTATTGCAGTTCCGTCTACACCTGTGATAATATCACCCACCCGTATCTGCCGAGTAGCAGCAGCACCACCAGAACCATTAATATCAGATATTTCCATTTCACCTGCGGTATTTGGTTTGATTCCGACGCCAATTCCAAAACCAGCCGCCCCAGGAGCAGGGGTAGGAATGATTTGTTTTTTGTCGATTAATAATTCATTTATTACTCCTGCTGCCGACCCTTTATCACATAACCGAACCAATATATCGTATTGTTCAAGTAAGAATGGACTGGATATACCCACACTCGCGAGCAATGACTTCACGACAACCGGATTCAGTGCGGCTGCTTTGGCGATTGCCAATTTATCCGCAGGGTCAATTTTAGGGGAGGCCTCCGCGCCCTCTATTATATTTATCTTTTTCCCGCCAAATTCTGCCTTTAAATCGGCGAGCTCAATTTCGCGGAGCCAAATATCTTGCGGCACTTTCCCGAATATAAGTTTCTTGTAAAACTGCGATGTCGGCTTTATAACAATGCTGTAGGGTCCGTTCGCGGCTGCCAGCCGTCTGCGTCCAACCCCGGGAGGTCCCCCCGATACCGGAACGGATGCTTCATCTGCTTCTCCATCGCCAGATTTACCGGGTGATGATGGTGGTTGTCGACTGAGTTCTTTCCCCGATACATTAAGTGGCTGTTGCGCATTTCCAAATGAAAGAATTAAATCGCCCGTTCGTTCGTTAAATGAAACCCCAGAGAACGGACGCGTCTTCAATTCGTCAAATACATTTATGTCAGCGGCAGCAGCGGCAGCAGCGGCAGCAGCGGCAGCGACGGCTTCTTCTTGCGCCGCAATAACACTCCCGATATCTGTTTTTATAGCGTCTATTTCGCCTTCATAACGCGTTAATTCGCCAACCATAGTTTCTAATGCGGTTTTATTGACGGTCAATGTATTCACAGATGCCAATGCTGTATCATATTGCGTCTTTAGTTGCGCCGGCCCGATTGCGGGGTCATCGAGACTCTGTTGGTACACCAATATATCTTTTAGGTTTTTTTCAATAGAACTTGCCGTAGGATGGACATCATATAATGAGGGTATAATCTCGCGAAGTCGATCATTAAACTCAGAACACAATTGTTTTAAAGCAACAAGTCGGCCGGTTAAACCCACCTTTGCGGAGTTGGTAGCATCAACCTTGTTTATCGCACCACTATCCGCCATTTGACATAGTGCGTCAATACGCGCTTTACATTCACTCGCAATTGGCTTCATTTTGGCAATTGAATCAACTGCTGTATTCTGCCAAGCGGCGGCTACCGCTTTACGCGTTTGAATACACTCTTCTATTTCTTGTTTCATCGTTGTCGCGGTGGCGTCGTTACGCGTATATATTGCGGTCACGTTGGTTAATTTGCCAGCACTTTCCTGGTTTAATTCATCATATCTAGTCTTCAAACCATCCATCTCTTTGCCGATCGCCGTAATTGTAGCAGGATCTAATGCCGCCAGAGTAGCCGGCGAATTACATTTTGTAATTTCAGTCTGTATTTTCGCGATAATCGCAATACGATTCGTTTCCAATTGCGGTAATGTTCTGGCAATTTCTAGGGATAATATTTGTAATTGTACACCTTTGGCATTCAGATTAACTATTATTTCCTCTAGGCTACGTTTATTTTTCGCGACTTTCGCTGCGTCATTACATATATCCAACCGATTCTGAATAAATCTGCGTAGTTCTTCATTTTTCGCATTGATTGAATCAATTAATCCATCAATGGTTTGTTTAGACTGATTAGCTAGTTGGTTTTTTTCATTAATGTCGGTATTCAATTTACCTAGTAACAAGTTAAGCTCAGAGTTGATTTTATCTTCTACACGCGCACCGAGTGCTGGAGGATGCGGAATCCCCGGTGATACTTGCTGTAATGCCTGTAAATATTCTCCCAATTTCCGGTCTTGTGCGTCCTTCGCGGCCCTTGCTACCGCAGCCGTAGATTCGTCTTGCCTACACTGACTAATTTTGGTAAATGAATCACGCACAAACGTGTCTATTTCGGCGTGAAGTATCCCGGTTTTCTGATTAAAATCATCTGTCAACGCACGTGACAGATTCGCGCTAATACCGTCAATTTGTTTTATAAAATCAGAACTTTGTTTCGGAAGTGTATAGTCGGCGGGGGTAGAACGCAGGGCTTGTTCTTCGGCGAGTAAAGAAGTTCGCATAACTAGTATTTGTTTTATAAACGGTCCGGTAATATTACCCCCGGATATACTGGCCGCCAATCCATGTACGTCGCGAATTACCTGCGCTATCAAGGTTACCATTTCTGATTTAATCTTATCCGTAATGGTCTTATTATTACACTGGTCCACCACTTTATCTGCGAGTTGACCATCTAGTTTCCCCCGCAATTCAGTCGCAATAAATGCTTTCTGTAACTCTGTCAAGGTGTTGGACACCATCTGGTTTAAAAAGGTATTTTCGTCTAAATACCCTATTAACGCATTTAAGCACTCCGATATTTGCGTGTTTGCGTCAGCTAGAGTATTCGGTGATTGATGCGGTGGTGGTAATTTAAGTGTGGTGCATGTAGTATTTAATTGTTGTAAATAGGCAAGTGCTGCGGTAAGTGCGGCGGTTTGGCCGTCCATACATCGGGCGTATTCCAGTTTCAACGCATCACAACGGTCACCTGTATCACCCATAATATCACCTAAATGTGCTATTATATAGTTTTTGTAGTCTGGGGTAACAAATCTGCTGGTAGAATCACGTAATAATTTACATACGTTATCTGCGAATAGCTGTGTAATCGGATTACTTCCTTTAAGTTCAACCAAATGCGGTTGAATATCTTGATATAATCGCGTGATAATACCCGTTTGAGTTGGTATAATCGGATCCGTAATCGCCCCTCTTAAACTCCCGATTCTTTCATTAATTTCGGCAATTAACGTCCGTTGTTGTGTTCGAAACGCTGGCGTATTACAATTACTCAAATCGGTTATCTCTCCTAACAAAACCTCAAGGCGAGTTATGCGTTCTTGAACCTCATTTGGAATACCTTCTTCATTTAACAAGTTATCCACAATGGACTGCTTATTCGTGGTTACTAGAATATCTAAACAATGTACAATATGCGCGCGGAGAATGGCGCTAGTTATTCCAGGTGCCGGCGGCGGCGGCGGGTGATTTTGTATTTTCAATCGTGTAATTGTTTCATTGATAAACGACCCAATCGTTTCAAGTAAATCAATTTGGGATTGTTCTGCCGCCGCCGCTTGCTGTGCCGCCAATGCTGCCGCTGCCGCTGCCGCTGCCGTTGCCGCCGCCGCCGCCGCCGCCGCCGCTTTTTTCCGCCAAAACCCTTGTAATTTTGACGCTGCCGCCGCTGCCGTCGCCGCTTGCTGTGCGTCTATTATTTGTTGTATCGTGTTAGGTATTCCTGTATTTTCCAATGCTGCTAATTGAGGGTTGGGTACTACACCCACATTAATTATCCCATTATATGCGGCTACTTCAACTTGTAATGCGTTTGCGTCCTGGATTAATGGTTGAAAATCTCGTTGATTGGGTGGTAGTGTTTGAATGGTAGCAAGCCTTAATTTGAGTTCTTCGTGTCGTAAATTATAATTATGATAGTTTAAGTCAGCAGATTGTTGCATTAGTACCTGTGATTCTTTAAGTAAATCCGTGTTTAGTTGTAGAAGTTGCAGTTGTAGTAGCTGTAATTGATTATCTGGCGTTACTGTCTGTGCCGCAGTTGATGCCGTATTTGCTGCTTGGGCTGCTACTAGTGCTGCCTGTGATTGAGTTTCAGCTGCTGTTGCGGAATCACGGGCAGTTTGAGCGATTCCGACTAATGCGGATGATGTCAGTCCGACACCCCGCGTCGCCGCTGATGTAATTACTTGTAAAGATTGTTGTGACTGGGTGTGTGATTGTCGTAATACTGCAACTGCGTTCGCTATTGCTTGCTGTGCCGTCGCCCTTGCGTTCGCTATTGCTTGCTGTGCCGCCGCTGCCGCCGCCGCCGCCGCCGCTGCCGCCGCTTGCTGTGCCGCTACCGCCGCTGCCGCTTGCTGTGCCGCCGCTGCTTGCTGTGCCGCCGCCGCCGCCGCCGCTTGCTGTCCCGCTTGATGTGTCGCCAATGCCACAGCCGACGGTGGAGGAGGCGGTAACGGCGGGGGTATCATCGAAGGCGGCGGCGGTGGCGGCGGCGGCTTTTGTAGAAATTTGTCAACCTTCCGCTCCAAATCCACCCCGATACTCCGAAGCGTTTTATTAAACGAATCATTTAAATCAGTTGCCGCATTCAAAATCGCATCTTTACCCGTCGCACACGATTCCTTTGTGGGTAGAATCTTGCCCTTGATTTTGTCGATTGTATTTGCCATTGCGCCCTTTATATCGGACCCGTTTTCAATAATGCCGCCCACCGCGCCCGCTGCCGCACCCGCCGCCGCATCCGCCGCCGGCGCAAACGACGGGTCATCAAACATTACGTCCGCCGCGTCTTTCAGATTATCTTTATCCAGCATTCGGGGTGGAAACGGCTGCGTCGCAATAATAAATATCAAAAACGGCGTCGCCTCCGCCTGGTCGAGGGCCGTGAAAATAATGGGTGGAACCGGTTTTGTCGAATTTTTATCCAATATACGCCGTAAGCGGCTCACACCGACACCGACACCGCCCGCCCCCCCTGCGTCATCCACAGGCGCCTTCAACTCCTTTTGGAATTTCGAAAACGCGCGACCAGAAATAATTTTAGTTTTATCCAACTGAAATAATATCCATTTGGATGATTCGTCCGGGTTAGGTTTAATTCGTAAATCGGGCGAATACCATATATTACGCGGTCTCGCAAAGAGCATATTTACAACTTGGATGGTATTCAATTCTATTAATGTGGAAAGCATCTCGGAGAGGTCTCCCTGTGTCGTGCCGAGAGATTCGTCTAACTTCTTCTTCATTTTATTCGTGGTTTTTATGATGTCATTTGCGGTTTCGCCGCCCCCTCCCGCCGGGTCTATTTTCTTACGCCATTCTGCGAGGTATGCGACCGGGTCGACAAACCCGGCATAAAGTTCCCCGCCGGTGGCGGCGGCGGTCGCGCCGGGCTTTATATAATACCCCGCGCGGTCGGGTATAATCGCGTCTATCGATATATTACCGGTATTCGCTATGAGTTCGCATATGTGCTTCAGTTTGCTCTCTTTGACGCCGATTTCAAGGCGCAGATTGCGTAGGTCGGGATTTTCGGGGCCGATTTTTTCCTTCATTGTTTTTATGAAGTTGATATGCATGCCCGAATAATATTTCGTAATACGAAGCAGGGTCCAGAAAAGAATGTCAATTCTAAATGAAAATGTTGGGACCGTTTTCGGGTTATCACCTGCTATACTTGAATGCGAGTCTATCTCCGGGTTCATCAATTTGGACTCTTCGTAAAATGTGTTAAAAAACTCCGCAATCTTATCATCGGTCTTTTTCGCTTCTAGGTAATTATAAAAAATCAGCATTGATGCGAAATGCTTGCCCTTTAATTCGCGGATTTTTGCCTTGATTTCTGCGATTTTTGAATCAAAGTTTGCATTTGCCACGGAAACATCACCTTTAATGTTTAAATCACGTGGTAGTGACAATATATCTTTATTGATTGCGGTAGTTATATAATTCTTCTGGTCTTGAATGGCGACGGGCCAATTATTCGCACCGGACCTAGTTATAACTGCGAATTGGTTCGGTCGCAGTGGTTGAGGAGGTGCTACGGTCGTAATCCGATACGCTATAAGTTCATTAATCTCTTCAAGCTTCGTTATCACCTCACCATCCGTCATAAACTGCGCCTGTTTCCTCTCGTCTTCACCCGTCAACCCCGGCAACTCACTAATAATTCTATATAATTCTTCTGGATTGACATCGGGCGCCGCGTAATTTACTTCAAATGCGTTATTTACAAAATTCGCATTAGGATCATTCGCGACATCGCCCCCCCCGCGAATCAACCAAAAGACATACTGGATTATTTTATAATTAGGTATGAATTTACCGTCGTATTTTTTATTAGGCCCCAGCATATATTTCGTAAATATGTCGTTCGCCGTCTTTAAGTTCGCATCTCTTTCAATACCTTGTATGAGTTGTGTATATTCATCGTTGAGTGTTTCTAACAGTTTGATTTTGGAGTTGATTGGAGTATCCCCAAACGTATTATATACAGTTGTCATTTGCTGCGATATATTATGTAATCTCTCAAAGGCGCGTAATAAATAAATCCTCGTATTGACATCAAATGTATATGACGGAAAATCCCGTTGGCGTTCTGTAACATAATCCAACGGCTCTGTTTTCCGTTTGTCAATTTCGGCGTATAATATTTCAAACAACTTATTATAATTATCAAGAGTAGATGACGCCGTCGCAATAACCGGTTCCTGAATATTGGCGGCATATTTCGCCTTTAAACTGGTGTATTTCCCGCTGATTTCATCTACGATGGTTATTAATCCGCCCGCGCCCGCACCCCCGAATACGTCATCAAAATCCATTTTTAATGTCAATAATTCGTCCTTGGGTAACATCATTTTCTGGACGAAAAACGAACTCGCGTTATCATAAAACGACCATTCGGCGTAATTGAAATGCCATCTATCTATTTTATTTTGGATACTTTCCATCGCGAGTTTATCCAGGTCACCACCGTTCGATGATGACCCAGTTCTGGCGGCAGCGGCGGCGGCGGTGGCGGGAGCGGTCTTCCCCGCAATGGTATGTTTATAAAATAAACTATTGTAGTTATTGCCATACGCGCTTATCACCGTTTTTTTAAGGTCGTCGACATCTTTATCCGTGCCTTTTGTGGCGAAATATTGTTTTATTTTGTCGTAGTTGATTTTATATCGACTAGGAACAAATATTTCAAGTAGGTTTTTATTTGTTGATTTCGCGCGATGATAGACCATTTGTTCGTATATATCCACTTTTAAGTCTGGGTGGTCCCCCTGGGTTCGCTCAAATTTCGGCGCTGCGGTTGATTTGCTCGTTCCGGAGGGTCCTATCACCGGAAGTTCTTTTAAGGCGATGCGTTCATCCAAATCATCTACATGCCGGCCAATACTTGCGTCGACCACGGTTGTCAGGTTTTTTATAGTGATATATGGTTTTTTTAATTCTGCCTTTGCTGCCGCTGCCGCTGCCGTTGCCGCTGCCGTTGCCGCTGGTGCTGGTGCTGCCGCTGGTTGTGGATTCATACTCAGCGGTAGCTGTAGCCGTGGCGGGGGCGGTGGCAACGGCGGTGGAATTGTATTCGCCATACCGTATTTTTATGTAATAAATAGTATTATAACCCTAGCTATATACTATTTATAAAATTCTTTGATATACACAAACGCTCAATGACCGACCACCGTCTTATTTCGTCCCGATCTTCGCCGGTTGCGACGACTCAAATGTGTCGTCTTTGAATAGCTGGTGATACTTTACGAGTTCTAAATGGTCAGTCTCCTCCTTCTCTTTCTTCGCCTTCTCCAGTGTATGAAGCGCGTTGCTGATTTCTAAATCGGTCACCGTCTTCTCGGGTCCGTGTTTCTCCTCCGTCATTGTATGTAAGTCTCTAAACTTGGAAGGAACCACGCAATACTTGCTATCTACGTTCATAAAATGGTCTACGACGATGGTAAAGCACGCGGTAATAACGAGCGCGTAGTAAATACTGCGCGTTCCCATCCAACTCACCGCAAACACGAGGACCTCTTTACTCATCAAGTATTTAATCCAGGATTCGGTGGAAGAGCTCAGGTCTAAATTAATATATCGCGACCCAATATTCAGGATAAGCATAACAAAACCGGCGAAAAATGTGCTTGTATTCAGGTTGTGGAAGAAGTTATGCATCGTCGTGAGAACCCGCGAATTCATAATATTGTTTGCGGGAGATTGAAGTGTGAAAAAGTTCGTTTTCCCGGAGAATAAATCCGTAATTGATTTCAGGGTGATGGAGGAGGATGCGATGGAACCCGGGCCGGGTGGGGGGGCGCCGCCCACTGGCATTTTCGGTGCCGCCGCCGCCGCCGCCGCGCTACGACGCAGACTACGATTTTTCCTTGACATTTACGGTAATATAAATAATACGAATACGAATACGAATACGAATACGAATACGAATACGAATACGAATACGAATACGAATACTAGTATTACCATAGATTATTTTATCGCTACGCACTGAACCGCCCCCGAAACGCGTTTTTCAGTTTTCGCATTCCCTGACGCGCACCCTTCTTGAACTTCTCGCGTATTTTGAACCCTTCCGGGCCCAACGGGTTGTCGGGGTCTTCTTCGACGCTGGACGGCGCCATAATCGTCTCCTGCGATTTCCATTTACTAAATATCTCTTTAAACATCGTGGTGATATACTTCATTTTTCGCTGGAATTCGGACTTGGGTTCGCCGTCGTCGCTGTCGCTGTCGCTGTCACTGTCGCTGCCGCCGTCCCGCTCGTCGTCGCTGTCGTATGTATCGCGGAGGTCATATCCGCCCGCTTTTCCGCGATACGTATTTGTGCCGTCTTTTACATAAGGTCCGTCCGCCTTTTCGGAAATGTCCAGATGTGCGCGGCTTTGTTTGTAGGAGGTTCCCGCGCCTGATGCGCCGACAACGTCCTTCGCCGGCGCTGCGGCCGCCTTCTTCGCCGCCTTCGTCGCGGCCTTCTTCGCGGCCTTCGTGGCGTCGTCATCGTCATTACCGATGCTGTCCTGATACGTCCCAAATGCGGATGTTGCGACGACGACACACGCCATCAATATTAAAATGGCAACTGTTCGTAGTTTCATTGGATTCTTATATAATTCCTATACTATAATTCCTATACTATATAATTCCTAATACGGCTTCTTACTCTTCTCTGTGTCAAAATAATACGTTATGCCGTATAAATACCGCTTTTCATCGTTGGTGTTATAGGTGTCGTCATCGAGCGGAATACGGAAAATGTTTTTGTCGGCGGCTATTGTAATTTTATTATTTTCGGTTAAAGCACCAAGCGAACTCGGTGGCGGGGTCGTATTCAACGTATTGTAAATCCCGTTACTGATATCAAAGTTAATAATTGCGTCGGTTTGTTGAATCACCGCCAAATACGCCAGCATCGTGCGCAATTCTTGGACGACGGATTCGCTGATACGCACGGTATTTATGTACGCCGCGTCATCTTTCGTTTGTGCGCGCATCATTGCGAGAATCTCGTCGATTCGTGTGCGGTAGCCGTATACTTTCCCGAAGATATCCATCTTTTGTTGCTTACGTGCGCTGTTGTCGGCGCTATCATTGGTCTTTTTGAGTAAGGCACTATATGTTTGCTTGTCCGAGGAATCGCCATTATTGCCTTTATTCAATGGTTGAATATTTGACAGTTTCTTTGATAGTTTCACCTCGTCATTATCCTCTTTACTCCCCCCCACAATCAACGAGGTATATGTATATGACGCGGGAGTGTCGTCGGCATTTTTCCCGCTAACCGTGCTATCCGTCAATGATGTAAGCCGATTGCTATAACCAGCGCTTATATTCGATGAAGTATTAAATAAAACTCCGGTATTAAAACGCGCCAGGCACTTGTCAATGTTAATAACGGAAGCGGTTATGTCCGTGTATATCTTTTTTTTGAAATCGCGGAAATCGTTCCGTTTTACCGGTTCAAATACACACTCTTTGAAATATTTCGCACGTTTTACTGCGTCCCCACCAGAATCGTTCGCAGTCACATTCCCCGCGAAATCGTAAATCCCGCGCAGGGTTGCCGTGCGCGATTCTCCAATGAGTTCATTACTGCCGAACATTGTTATCCCGCCAATCCCGGTCCCAATAGAGCATTGCTTGCTAGTGAAATCCTTCTCGGTGAAGTCGCGGCTGTCTTCTTCGATGAATTTATTCGAGCGCCGGTGGTCTTTCCCCGAATCGTCGCCTTTAATGATTTTCGGCATCGTTAATGAAAATCCCTCGCGTCCGTCATGGATTGAAATACCGGTCGTGAGCTCGTCTTTATCTACAATGCGAGTCGTCCCAGGCACCGTCGTCGCAGCCATCACCTTCGCCGCGAATTGTGCCACGTAGTTGTCGCCATCGTCCGCGTCCGCGTCCGCGAGATACTCCGCAGATATTACAACAATACATAACAAAACAAACAAAATATATTGACCGTATACCAATAAGGATACCAGGCCAATAAATATCAAAATACGCACAATGGCAAATGACGCATCGGTATATAAAACATTATGAACCACCCACGAGATAATATACTGAATATAATACTGGAGTTCCATTCCGCGTTTACTACTACTATTATGCTAGAAATAATTCAATACATATACACGATAATGTGTGTATGTATTGTTCGTCGGCGAGTCCCGCCTACTCACATCTTATACTATTCGTGTGCTTATCTAGTGTGCTTATGAATCAATCACATTACTTCACCTTCAACAGTGCTTCAACGTCCTTGACCGCATTAGGCTTCTTCTGGGGTTCGGCCCCTTCCGTCGTCTCGGCATCACAATCTTCGCCTTCGCACTTCTTCTTTCCATCAAATCCTTCTTCGGTCTTCTTCTTCTTCGCCTCCTCGCCCTCCTCCTCATCGGATGGGACCTCCATACCCTCAAAGCCGTGGTAGCCGCTCATCGACGCAACAATCGCGACGAACACGACGGCCAGTAAACCGGCGGCAGTATGCTTCAACGAGAGAAACACGACGGCAGCGACAAAGATAAGTTTGCCTAAAACGTTATTATACAAAAACCCGAGAAGGTTGGGTTTAAGAACCATAATAACAATAACCACCAGTAAAACACCTAAAGTGACTTCTTTTCCCAATTTCACCATTTTCGTCTTATATACATAACAAATATATTTTTCATATACAACCAGCTCAATCTCCCCGAATTAATATCTCGTTTTTTTATAGGAGAAGATGACATCTTTAGGTTTTTCGGAATACGCCGAAAGTAATAATGAAAGTTCAAGACCCGGAAACGGAAACGGAAACGGAAAAATATACAATCGCCGAAATGGCGGCGGCGGCGGCGGCGGCGGCGGCAACCGAACCCTAAAGATACCGCGCGCCAATGACACTGAACGAGGACTATTACAATCACCGAATGGCGGCGCCATCACTGGTATATCCAACGAAAATGGAAACAATGGCGGCGTCGTCCAACAAGCCGGGAAGAAAATGAAGCAAATCAAAGATTATATTGAAAGTATTCATCGTAAGGGCGGGGAGGACAGTGAAGAAGACGGCGAGGAAGGCGATGGCTATGGTTCGCCTTCTGTTCTACCATCCTATCCGGCGCAAGGAATGGGTCTTTACGCGACAAATGTCTCGCATTCTGGAATTATTCGGGGGGCTGATACGTTATCTAGCAATACACCGTCATCGGCGCAAGTGGTTCGCAAAACCACCCAAATGAATTCCCTAAACCCGTCGACGTCGTATTCATCCACATTATTGGAAGGGATGGCGGATTCGGCCGGGGGGATGATGACGACTGCGCCACCGCCCCCGTCGTCTCTCTATTTTGAGAAACTCACCGGAATCGCTGGCGCTCCAAAGAAAGACGGTCAAGGCGGGAAGTCGGAGCCCTTTAGCACAAATGCCTACGCATCGCAATATTATGAGCAATTTGTGCCTTATGCTGAATCTCTCGCGAATCAATTGGGTGGCGGCGGCGGCAGTATGTCCGGCACAAACGCAGCGCTTATTGAAAAACTCAACTACATCATTCATATGCTGGAGGATAAGAAGGACGAGAAAACCGGCCATGTCGTAGAAGAACTCGTACTGTATTGCTTTTTAGGCGTATTCATTATATTCATCGTGGATACATTTACGAGGGCAGCATCGGGTGGCGGTGCCGGCGCAGGCCGTGGCGGCAGTGGCGGTGGCGGGTTCGGGATGTTTGGCGGGCGGCGGTCATATACCGCAGGATATAGGCGCTAGACCATCGCCGCGCTAGCTAGAGTCATCGCCGCGCTAGCTAGATGACGGCTATATCCTTACACAAGGTTTCCTGGTGTATAATGGCATTATATAGAATGTAATACCATTTCTCTCGTGATAATAAATTCCAATGCGCCGCCGCCGCGACGATGTCGTCAATTATTCTGTAGTTGTGCGCGAGGGTGTCTATAGAAATCACAGTGGTATTGCGCGGGGTGTCCACCGCCAGTGCCGCGGTCGCCGCGTAGAATCCTCGCACAAAGGTATCACGGTCGCATTGCTGGATGGATGATATTAGACGCAGAATGTCGCCCCCACCACCACCACCATCGACACCACCACCCCCGTCGCCGGCCGCCCGCGTAACCCGTTTGACCCGTTTCCCGAACACATCATATTTTGGCCGGACTACCGGCGGCAGATATTTCACGACCGCAGTAGATGTTTGAGAGATTTGATTGTGAAGTGCCGTTATCCTATTTCCGATAGTCTTTTTCGGTTTTGTTTTATGTAGTGTATAGGCCTCCGCCGCCGCCGCCGCCGCCGTGCCTTCACCCACCTTCATCCACGAAGGCGCGAATATATAGACCGCCATTACGCGCACCTGGTTCAATAAAAGCATATAGATGCGATAGATTCCGCTTTGAACGAGAGATTGAAGTATACTGAGTTCGTGTAATATACAGCATCTGAAATCTCTCATATGTTCATTTACAAATGCGTAAAAGATGGCGAAGTTGGCGACGGATACCGGAATTACGGAAACGCCCACACCGAGAGCCGAGGCGGAGGCGGCGCGCGCTGCGAATGTATACGTATAAACTGTTGTAAAGGGAATAACAAATCCCGGGATTTCGCGATAGCGATATAATGTTTGTTCACCCGCAATCTCTCGGGACTTCTGAATATATTCGGTTGTTTCAAGAAGCGCGAGAGATTCGCGTTCGCTCGTTATATACTTCGCCCAGGCGAGATGGTCGCATACGTAGATGGATACAGACCGGGGGGGTAAAGACGACGTCGAAGACGGACCGAAGGAGAGCATAATTCTGGGTGTAAGAATACATACGCCCTTAATTGGCGTATTGTCGCCCTTAATGGCGGGCGTATTGTCACCCTTAATTGTGGGCGTAGTATTGTCGACCTGACCCGTCAGAATACCTATAAACGCTGAAAGCCCGTAGGTATCCTGCGAGAGAATGAATTCTAGTGTATCACGGGGGATACACAGGGTTTCGCTAGAAGATGGCGTCTCTGTATCTCGTCGTGATAAAAACTCGGCAATTCTCTCGTAAGGCGCATCCGAAATAGGCGACAGGCCGCCGCCGCCACCACCGCCGCCGTAGACACGGACACGGTCGTGTCGCACAAAATGTAAAAACGGATACACAATTGCGTTATTACACCGTTCTGCTAGAGATAGTGGATTCATTACCGTATTATTCCAACGTCCCGTCGCGTCGTCGCCACGAAACCATCGCCGGATTGTAAACCAGAATGTGATTGGCTGGCTATACCAATATAAGTATTTGAATTTAAGTATACACACAGACGTAATAAAAGCAGCGCATACAAACACGATAATATAATGAAAAAGAAATGGCGGCCACTCGATGCGGCCAATCGATTCATTCATCATTTCATTATATTATAATCATAAAAGGCATCGCGCGCGGCTACGCGGCTCCACTGCTCCACTGCTCCACTGCTACGCGGCTCCACTGCTCCACTGCTACGCTGCTACGCGACCTTCTTAAGTATATACAAATACTGATACTCATTAAGAACATGAACTAGGTCCACCTGTCCCGTCACCGTAAACCCAACCTCCTTCGCAATCTCCAGCATTTCTCGATTCGTCGGCATATAATACGTGTGGATGTTCTCTCGAACCTTCCCAGTGGTATCATCCGTTATTTTTTCCACGAACTTCCCGATATTCTTCTCTCCCGTATTTTTCGTCGCCGCGACACCCTTCTTCGTGGTCGGCGGTGGAACCGTAAAATCCGATTTATACTGAAAGCTCCGGAACTTCACGAGAGAATTCGTGATGCGGTCCTTCGCAAATTTCTGCGGAGATACAAGAAACATTGGTTTCCCCCCAGGAACAACCGGGTCAAAATGGTTCCGGTCCACTAAATGGATGATGAGGTATCCCTCGGGTTTCAACCACTGGTGACAATTCCGGAAGAACGCGCGTTTATCTTTTACATAATACACCGTGAAATAGAAACACGTCAGCACATTGAATTCTTCTTCACTAAACAGCATCGGTTTCATAAAATCCCCCTGGATGAATTTACACGACGGGTACATATCACGCGCATTCTGAAGCATCGCCTGTGATTTGTCGCACCCGATGACGTTGACGATACCCTTATGCTTCAACTGGTCTACGTGATGCCCACGTCCGCATCCCAAGTCGCATACTTTGAAATTCTTCTTCTCCGTTTCATTTCCATCAAGCGCGCCGGTGATGTGGATGATTTCGTCCACCTCCGCCTCGATTTTGTTAGGCTGAATGAAGAGCTCGTCGTAGATGTCCGCATAAAAATTGTCATAGATGGCGTCATTTTCGAATACCTTGTATTTATCTTTCTGTTCGAATCCTTCCACATGGACGGAGAGGTCCCGCTTAATAAAACAGACAATCATTAATAGTATCAACATAAAGGTCAGTATTTCCCATCGAGTGATGGACCGGATATACGCTGAAAATGATTTGTAAAATGATGTCATTTATTCCAATGCTATGTGTTGTCTATGTCTACTAGTATTTCGTTATAAAATATTCTTATCGTTATTCTCGCGCGAAAAAAAACCGCGGACATTCTAGTAGAGTCGTCCGTCGTCGTATGTCCGACCCCAACGAAATCAACGACATCCGCAGCGAGAGTGATTTCCGCGGAATCACTTTTTCGTCCTATAAAAAGACCGACGTTCGTAAAGAGCTCATCAATAGTCTATCTAGTTCTAAAATCGAACCCGCGTGTTATTGGAGCGCCGAACTCGTATGTTCCGCACATTATCTAGAATTATGGGACATCATTATAACATTTGCGAGCAAGTATATTCATTTAGCCAATCCTAAACTACCATTGTATATTGAAATGCGTTACGAGAGTTTCAAATCCATTATTTCGAATGGATACGTCGGGAATGAGCTCCGTCTGCGAAACCACCCGAAGATGCGGTCGCTATTCGCGGAAATCGTGTGCGTCCTCTGTAACTCCAAGCGCCAACATAAATACGAGAGCGTGAAAATCAAGAAGAAGGAGGAATATGACATCGCGACAATGTCACAGCGCCTGAAAGCCCCGCGGGTGGATTATGCCCAGGAGTTTTTCCGAGAGAGAGACCCGAAGGAGATTTTCATTGCGATGAATGAATTCGCATACCATATCTCTCGCGATTCCAAAAATACACTCCTGGCGTGCTATTGGGTGGAATGGATTGTAGAGTTTGAGACGATTTGTAAAGCGAAGAAGGAGACGTGCCGATGCGAGCGCCGGTCACACATCCCCGTAGATGATAAGCTCCAGTTTGACCCTATTTGGATGATTTGGGATATGATTATCGCGCGAAGCAACCAGCAAGACGAATATTCGCCGCTGACCCAGAAAATCGTGAATAGCCTTTTGCGAATTTATTGTGTCCGGTTCACGCCGGGCGTGCGCAAAAAACGTCGGTATCTCATTTATTTCGCGATTTCACTGCTCACGACGGAATATGATAGTCGGATAGAAATGATAAATGACCGACTCGTGATTGAGACCGCGGTAGAGAACATCAATGCGATTTATAAGCAAATCAAGCAACACGAGATTAGCCCTGATACAGATTATCTGTTTTCGTCGTCGGGATATAAAGGGGACAAGAATGGGGACCTAGAACGCACGATTAAACGGCTGGAGGCACTGAATGCGATGAATACGATTGTGAGGAAGACGGAGGACGGTGGTGGCGGCGCTGGCGAAGGGACGCAGCCACCGCAGCAGCAGCAGCCGCCGCCGAGGAAATACAGCCCGTATGAGTGAAATGGAATGAGCGGAGCGAATGGAATGGAACCGAATGGAATGAGCGAAGCGAATGGAATGGAACCGAATGGAATGAGCGAAGCGAATGGAATGGAACCGAATATTGTCTTATCTTATATATAACAATGTCGCTTCCAACTTTTAAATTCACGAATTTCGGCGCGGCCACCAACAACGAACGTGTAAATAGCGGATTATCGTCGGGGTCCAAGATGGAGAAAACCGGTATATTATCCAGTATCAAAGAAAAAGCTCAAGACACATTTAAAGATGTGAAAATGCCAGATATATCTCTCGACACCAGCGCGGCCACCGACCTCGGCGGCGACGGCGAAAGCGACAGCGGCGGCAGCTTCTTCTCGTTCTCAACCCTTATCAAATTCATTCTCATCGGTGTCATTGTATGGTTCATGTGGGGGAGTTTATCAAATAACAACGATTTTCATTTAGGAATGGAGGATGTAAAATCCTTTTTCAAGTCATTGGAGGAGAAGGGACGCGAAATCGTCGCTCGTTTCACAAATCAGCCGGTCGCACCACCATCGTCAGGCGGAGGCGACAGTGACAGTGACAGTGACAGCGACAGTGACAGCGACAGTGACGACGCACCGAAGGCCCCGAACGCGCGCGCAGCGTCCGGACCACCTGTACCCCCCGGAATGTCAAACAGTTCAGATAAGAAACCGGGTTTCGTTAATGACGAGACTAAATACACGTTTTTAGATAAAGCCCACCGCAGTTATACAGGACCGTCTCCGCGCGCGGATGATAGCACAAGTGTCACGCAAAAGCACCAGGCAGGCAAGGCTGGATATTGTTATATTGGCGAAGACCGCGGATTCCGCAGCTGTGTAAAAGTCGAAGCGGGCGATAAGTGTATGTCGGGGCAGACGTTTTCACGCCAGGATATTTGCGTAGACCCTACGTTGAGAGAATAACGCGCTCGGTCGGTTCGCTCGGCTCGTTCGCTCGGTTCGCTCGGTTCGTTCGCTCGGCTCGTTCGCTCACTCGGTTCGTTCGTTCGCTCACTCGCTCGTTCGTTCGTTCGTTATGTTGTCAAATACTTAATTTCAGGAGTATATGAGAACAACTCACTCGTCTGTTCCAACCCGTTACTAAATACAAGCGTTACACTTACCGAATAGGTTGTTCCAACCACGATAACCTCCCGTCCTGCGGATGTCGCAGGAATACGTATTTTATGCTCGCCTGTTATCCCCCCTGGAAGCCCGGCAAAAATCTGGCTATAAATATTCGTGTTGGTTGAATAACTGGTATTTAATCCATTCACCTTGACTGTGGATATTGTGACGCCCTGCGCTATCTCGGTCTGGATATAAAACGTCATTTCCGCATATGACAAACCAGACGATGTATACGAACCATCAATCGCGTATATACTCGGTTTTGCGGATTTAGGTTTTATGGTTACGGTTGAAATAGTGCTTTCATTGCTGTAAATATAACCATTATATGCGGAAATTGTTACAGTATACACCCCATCGACTATAAGACTCGTGCTGATTCTCCCAATATCCGCACTATACGAGGTTCGGGTATCCGTTGTTGACACATTATACGGAACGGTAATCGAAGTCGATACCGTTGAACCGGTTGGCGGCGGCGGTGTAATCGTTATATTATACAGTTTAATGGGACTACCCCCCGTATTTGGTTTTGTCCAGATGATATTGATATAATTCCCGGATGCGTCCACTAATACCGGCGGCAAAATACCGTATTTCGCAGTTACCACCACACCCGTCGGTGCGGCGGGTTTCATCAATGTCCGCGCGGTGATGATGGCGGATTCGGCACCCACGCCTACCGTATTGATAGGCTCTATTTTAATTTCATATTTGTTTTCGTTTAATAGATTACGCAAAATATATCTGCGCGACTGGCCACCGCTGCTACCGCCATTTGTCGATATAATAATACTGCTAATATCTAATGTCTGTTTCAGCCACACCGTATCTGGAACCTTGCGATAATAGAGGTTATATTGACGAATCGGCGGGCCATTGAACCCCCCCGCCGACACACCGGTATTCAATGGATCCGTCCATTTCAAATCCACCATCAAATTCTGACGCTCGTCCGCCGCATTTGTAAATCCGAAATCGCCGATAATAGATGGAACGGACGAAGTCTTCACCGTTAATGTTGCGGGAACACTGGATAATCCGCGCACATTCCCAGAAAACACCGAGATATAGTATACGGTATTCGCCCGGATTTCAATCGACCCGGGGATACGTTCAAAGACAACCGAATTTCCGTTGATTTCGCCAGACACGCGATTGTAGGTAGCAGCGGCCACTGCGGCGGCACCCTCTGGTTTATAAGGGAATACGCTTTTATACGGCGCCCATGTCTTATTATCCACGGAATACGTTATAACATAACCGGTGATGGGGAAGCCGCCATTGGATTCCGGCGCGTCCCATACAAACGTTATCTTGTTGAGTTCGCTGTCATAACTCGTTATCCGCAAATTCAGCGGTTCAGTAAGAATCGTCGTCGGTATATTCAGGGTCACTTGAAGACCGGCCTCGTATGTGTATGTCCGCTTATAATTGTATAAATTCACGGATGGGTCATAACACAACAAACGCTCTTTTCCGGGAACGCCACACGCCGTCGTAAGACCGCAAAGCACGGGGCGATTCGCCGGCGTCGTTGGACACGTCAATGTAAATGCGCCGCCCCCGACCCCACTCAAATAGTTGGATTCATTCCCGATTTTCCGCATTAATTCTCCACGCGACGCCTTTGCGTATTTCTGGCTCTTCGTCAACCCACCCACATTTTTATTGTATTTCAGGATTTCGGCCTTACGCCGCATATCGTAGACTTCGTCGACTTGTGTTGCGGTCAGTTTGGCGCCGGTGACGCTGTCTACCAAATCCGACGAACGGCATTCTGGTTTGAATCTTGTCCAGAATTCGCGATTATAGGGATTGGTATAGAATAAATTCGTGTTACAATTAATAACGGCGGGTGTTATTTCAAATACATTCACGTCAAAATATGCGACCTTTTGGTTGAAATTCGTTGTTGCGGGTTGGGTTACCGTGATGGTTGCGGTCCCGGACCCATAGATATGTGCGGTATACACCGCGCCCCCCGCCGTCCCACCAGACACCCGTATTTTTAATAAACTATCATTGGACGACGAGAATAAAAAATTGGAGGAAGAGTCGGTATTATTGGAAAGAGGCGGTGTAAGAACAAACGAACCTTCGGATGTCATTTTATTCAAGTCGGGCAAGCGATACACTTGGAGGGGGTCAGCGGTATTCGCCGCCGGAATTTGGCCTACAAATGTAGGCGTGGATTTATTGATTCGGAGACGAATGGTCGTAGTGGACACCATGGTATCGCCTATTCTCTGCGCCGATCTCTTATATACCGGAGTCTCTTCTTGAAGAAATTTGATGGAAATAAGATTATGATTGCCATCCGGCAAAATCGTGACTTTGTTAAATGTGATTTTATTGTCGGCGATTGTGACATTGTTTTCAATACCCCCAAAATTGAATGCGCGCGTTCCCGTCAAACTCAAATAATAAATGACATCTCCGTAATCGGGCGAACCATCCACGAGTTTTTTCCGGTCTGTCGTCGCAAATTGCGAAAAACTCAAATCAATAAATCCGTCCAGGTATTCGCGCGTGATAATCCCGGTCACCGGTGCCGAACCAGGTATAGTATTAATATCACCAACTCCTGAAAACGGCTTGATTGCGATATTCGTCGCCGCCTTTGTTAATGTAAGCGGAACTACAATCTTTTTTTCGGCGTATGATACCGTATCAGTATCAATCCCGGATGCTTCGTATGCGGCCTGATTTATTTCCATCCGCAATGTAGTGCTTACTTGGTCGTAGCGATATCCGCCAGACACATCAAAAATTCCGTTGATGACGAGCGCATTTCTGTAAGGAAGACGCACAACTGGCGCTCCAGGGCGCGTATATACTCCGACCTCGTTCCCCGGGTCACCTGACGGTTGTGGAATTACATAATAGTCTCTATTAAATGAAACAACCGAAATCGCGTAGGAATTCGTTGGGAACGAGAATGTGATGGGGGTCCGTCTGTTATTTGAAGATAGGTTTATCAACGGAATGACACCGATAAGTGTCCCGCGCCGACTTAGTAATTCGGTAGGAACATCTGTATCTCTGGGTCCGACGCCTGCGGGAACACCGGGTATCGTAAATGTTCCGGATATAAGCTGAAATATAGTAGAATAATTTAATGAATATACATTAAACCGGGTTGTCTCGGAGCCTTCGTTCGCTATATTAAAGTAGACATCGCCGTATACGGGTTGTCCGTCGCCCCCCGTCACTATAGTCTGTTCTAATTGCGGTGTCCAGGTAGGCGGTGTACCGGGCATTATATTTTGTTACACGTATCGTATCTATCGCTGATATGTAAATGTAAAAAAATATTACCGCATATACCAATGGTTCGAGAGGTATGACCCGACATTCTTCGTCGCGCTTGTATCTCCGCCCGCACTGGTTATCATCTTCATATTGGGTCCTTCATCTACGATGCTCTTGATTTTATTCGCACCAATGGAGTAATTGAAATACTGAATCGTGGAAATATACCCACTAAACCGGTCCTTGGCCTTATCCTCGCCGATATTCACTTTCCCGTAATTTTGAAGCGGGATGCCGGGGGTTTTGCGACGCTGGGCCAACCGACCATTGATATACAAATCAATCACATTATTGGTGACACGGACGACGGCATTTACCCAGTTCTTCATTGGAATGTCGGTCGTGATGAGTTGCTCGTGTAGGTTCTTTGTTTTGGTGGTTGAATCATTCTTTCCGGTGACATCCACAACGGCCATCAACGACACATTGGTGCCTGCGTCGGTCCTATCGGGATTCGTCGCATTGATATCATTGGAAAACCGGATATACATTCCTGGTGCGTTATTCGGGTAATAGATTCCGTCAGTAGTGGACTTGGTTCCCTCCCCGCCTTTGCTAAAGATTCTCGACCATTTTCCCTTTTCAAGCGGGACCTGATTGACGAAAAACCAGGCGGACCACGTATATTCTAAACCACCGTCTTCATTCATCGACCGTGCGATAAAAACAGAATCCTTTTGCGCCGGGTCTTGTGAAACATTCATTGCCATATCTTCGGTATTTGCGGTTCCGTCCAAGACGTAAGGCGACATTGTCGGGAGCATCAAATACGACAATCCAATGATGGCGAGTTTGACTGCGGCTGAAAACACGATAAATACCATCAAAATAAATGCGAATTTGGCGACAAGACTATTGGAGTCCATAAATTCTCGCAGACCGAACCCGCCGCTGCCGCTGCTAGACCCAGACAGGCCGGCGTCGCCTGGCTTTGAGAAACTGGATGATATTCCGCTTAAAAACCCGCCGCCGCCGCCACCACCGCCGCCGCCATCGCCACTACTTTCGCTCATTATATATATAGCTCTGTCGTATTACTATATATATCAAATAAAAAAACAATCCATTCACGGTTGTTGTCGTCAATGGATTGTTTACGGCTTCGCTGCTCCAGTGCTCCGGTGCTCCACGGCTTCGCTACGCTCCACGGCTACGCTGCTCCGCTCCGCTGCTCCACGGCTCCGCTGCTACGCTGCTCCGCTGCTCCACGGCTCCGCTGCTCCACGGCTTCGCTACGCTCCGCTGCTCCGCTATGTGCTTATACTTGTCTGTTCCTGATTATCCACGATAAAGCTCAACTTCACCTTATATTTGTTCAGGAGGTCGCTCCATGGGCTTCCACCGAACCCTTGCGAGTAAATATCCCACGCCTCTTGGGGTGCGATTGGCGCCGCTTTCAGTTTGACATTCGTGATAAATCCGACGTCTTCTATTTTGCTAGCATCGCCTAAAATAATCTTTTGTGTTTCACCGAGTTTTGAACCATTATTTACAACGCACGATTTCACCAACTTACCGTCCACATAAACATCCATCGCCGAACCGTTGAAGCTGATGATGAGGTTCACCCATTTTTGAAGAGGGAAATCTGCGATTTCGCAGTCATTTGAGCTAGGCGTGCCTGACACGGGGAAAATCTGGATAGTGTTTGTGTTTGATTTAAATTGGACTAGAAAAATGGGAGCTGGAGGAGTAGCAGCAGCACCTTGGAATTCAATCACCTTGGCGCCAGACACCCATTTCTTAATGTAAAACCAGATGGAAATCGCGGTATTCGCCTTGAAACTCGAGGGTAGATTCGTGCCTTGTATGATGGTCGATGTCGCCCATTTTTGCATGGTTCCTAAAGTTGTATAATTCGTAGTGAGCGCTTTAAAAATGACATACAATAGGAGAAGAATCACAATGATTGCGAGAACAAGTTTTGAGTTCATAATATTATGAGTATAAATAATATACATATAATAATCATTCCGCTTCGCGCATTCCATTCCGCTTCCGTTCGCGCATTCCATTCCGCTTCCGTTCGCGCATTCCATTCCGCTTCCGTTCGCGCATTCCATTCCGCTTCCGTTCGCGCATTCCATTCCGCTTCCGTTCGCGCATTCCATTATCGCGAATACAACGTGGTCGACCCCGCCACCTTCACTTCGTCCTCAATCGTCGACATTCCAATCATCGGTGGGTTTTGCGTCTTCAACATTGTATACGTCCACCGAATTTGCTCCTTCGTCAGCGGGTATTTGTGAAATGCGAAATTACAGATACTACCATTGAGACCCCGGTTATTGGGCGTGCTTCCCACCGTAATCGGCTTCAATTGGATATCGGGCATAATGAAGTCGCTCTTAAATAACAGCTTGTTATTCATAAAGAAGTCCATCGTTTTCCCGTCATAATTCACGACGAAATAGTTCCATCGTTGAAGTTGGACATCAGTATCAAGCTCTTCGTTATCGGTTAATATCTGAATCTTCGCCCGCTTCGTGTCCGAGTTAGAACCGTCCTTCACTGCCGCATTGTAGTTAGTCCTAGAATTGTATATTTCGGTGGTCGTGGATGTTTCGGCTGTAATACTGCTATCCGGCCTCAACTGATGACAATACAACTTCAATTCGTTCTTGGATGGATTATAGGTCAATCGCGGAACATCTCCGAAATTAAATATCTCTAAATCGGTATTCTTCGTTGTCACGTTATTATTCAAAAAGAACCACCCTGAAATGGAATAATGATACCGCTTTTTCTCTTCCGCCGGGCAATTCGCCGCCTTATCTTCCGGTGTGCGGTCAGCTCCCGTATTGTGATAAATGAAGATTTCCTTGCTTTGTGTCGTCAAGTTCGTGTCGTATAATTGTTTGAGGCTTACAGGTGCGGCCACGATGGGCGAGGCGGATGCGCCAATGTAGTTCAGTAAATAAGGCCCGCCGTATAAAATGGCGATGAGCAGGAGTTCAATTGCGACGATAATCCAGATGGGGCGCGTTGTATCGCCCACAGCACCCTGTGAACTCTGGAGGAAGTCGAGGAAGAGGCACGGGATATAAATAATAAACGCCCACAGCAACTTCAGGAGTTTCACCCCAATAATGGATTTCGTGAGATGGAAGAGGAACATAAACACGATGAGTGCGACCATAACACCGTGCTGTTTATAGTATGCGAGGGCGCACAACACGATGAAGAATACCGTATTCATAATGAAGCGGATATTGGTGAGGAGGTTCGTCATTGGCGCCATTTTCGGGGGTTCGTTCGCGCCCGTGCCCGCGCCCTTCGGCAACTTATTATCCATAAACTCTAATCCGTAATGAAAGAAGAGAATGGCGAGACCCAATATAGTCATTCCCGTTACCGACATCCGGTTCTTGTCGTCCACATCGCGGTCATACACCCACACAATTATCATCAATACAATGTAGATAATGTGTGTCATTCCGAATGTGAGCTGGCGCATCGGGCTATTCACGTCTTCCGGCTTGAAGTCGTTGAACAGGTAGTCTTCGGGTGTTTTCTGGTTCGTGGTCTTGAATTTATCTCGGAGATAGGCGACGAACCCGGCGATGGCGACGATGGCCATAATAACGTAAATGGTGTGTGCTGTGGGCGAGTTCATTTGCGCGACGAAACCGCCCGAGGCGACATCCTGCTCCGCGCCACCCGCGCGATTGGTCGCGTCAATCTTGTATACATAGTAAATGACCGCGAGAATCAAAATAACGAACGAAATTGTGAGTAGGATGACCTTGATGAGTTTGCCGATGGCGCTCACTTTGGTTTCGTCGATGCCGACGGGGTCGGCGGGAGCTGTTCCAGGGGCAGGTGCCACCGCCGCCGATTCAGCCGGTTTTACCGATGTTACGCTCGCCGGCGTTATCAGTTTGTCATCCAATGGAAACATACGAAGATCGGTGGTATTTGAATCCCAGTTCGCAAATTTAAGTTTGTCTAGTTCCTCGCTGAATTTTTGTTTGATGGCGTCTACACCCGACAAAGAACCGATTCCATAAATAACCGCCTTGAATAATGTTACAATCAACCACGGAACCAAATAGATTGTAGTAAAAAATAGACGAAGAATGCGTGTAAGTTTCCCCTCTTTCGCGAAATCCGGGTCGGTGGGTGAACCATCACGATTTGGCCCTGAAGGGATGATCCCGTGATACCACGCAGGAAGAGAAGCAGTCGCCCAAAGAACGACAAACCCAATAAACCACCCCCAATTATCGGGAACAATTGGTTGGTCACTCTTACGGTCTTTGTGTAGATATTTCCACCACGGGGATAATACGATAAAGAATATCGCGGCAAATCCAACAACCGCCGCAAGAACTTTTTTCCATCTACTGTCGTCATTCGGCCGAGGCTGGTACTGCCACACCTGAATAGACTCGGCAAACTTTAAGATGGAATCAAGCCCGCCAACATTGAGCTCTTTCACAATTGGAAGTAATAGGATTCCGCATAACAAGAGACCGACAATCAATACAATGAAAAAGGTGTCCAATAACTCTTTCACGCGGGGGAACATATCCCCGGTAAAGGTCCCCGCAATCCACGCACTTGTCCTTGGATCTGTTGTAATATTCGTAAAAAGAATAGAGACCCACATAACAATCAAGATAATGGATAAGAAGGGGATGAGTGAGAACCATTTGGCGAAACGGACGAACATTCCGTTGAAATTGTTGGCGGCGGCGGGGTTCGCGGGGTCCGGAACTTTCTTGGATAAGATTGCGTCCCAGTCACTTGACAACATTTTGTCCTCTTTCACCTTGGGTTTGTATTCGGCTTCCAATTCGGTTGTGACAGCACCAACCGGTAGGTCACATTCCCCCGCAAACACATACATAAACGCATCCTTTACACCAAACTCGTGCGGTATATACCCGCAATCCGCCATTTTCAACCGAACATTATAGAATAGTAGTATCATAACCGCAATAACGATTGACAGTGTGTAAAATACGCCCATTAGCACGTGGTTCGGAGTCTGGATTTTTTCATTGAGTCGTCTTTCCATTTCCTCCTCCACCGCAGTCGCGCCAAGCGGCTCACCTGCCGGTGCCTTTTTCTGTAAATCTTTGGTGACTTCAGCCTCTAATTGTTGATAATAAGGGTCTTTTGAATCTTTTAAGTTCTTCTTCTCTGGCGTCTTTGTTTCAGTGACAACATACCAAATGGATACACTAATGAATACCAGAAATGCTACTAGCAATAGCCCGAACGCGCCTTTATAAATGCTAGTTGTGGCAACAGAAAACAACCCCAACAATAAGAGTAAAAACATAAACCCGAGAATGATATAGACAATTCCGTGGACAAGCAGTGGTTTATTTTCAAATGAATCCTGTTCGGTTTCAGCCTTATTGAAATATATGTTTGATTTTTTCTGACTTCCTGTAATGAGAATCGGCCCCAAAATCAATAGCAATGCCGTTAAAATACCAGACCCAATACGTGTGATTTTTGAATTCACAGGATTATTATTTTTCCATATGAAATACCCGACCACCGCGAATCCAATGATTTGTAAAATAACACCTACACTTAACATTGTATTTGCGCCACTGGTCGCGAGGTCTTGTCTGATTTGATTCTTGTCATCATCCCCGATTTCAGGATTGGCGGTTTTGTCTGCGATTTCTTTACCGCGAACCACCATTGGAATACCGACTACAATACAGGCAATGATTCCGCCGAAGATACCTTTGGTTGAAACGTTGTCGTTAATTGTATTGTATACTCGGGGGAATGTCGCTCCATCACCAAATTGTTTTACAACCCACACAATGAAAAGAACAAACGTGATAACCAGTAGTGTGCCGCCAATCCCCATTAACGCCTGTGATGGGTCATAGGATGACGCTAATTGTGAAGCACCCAAACTACCGAAGCCGAAACCAATGCCAACTAGTATTGCGATTATCGTAAAAAATATAGCAAAAGAGGGTATCGCGGGCGAACCTGCTGCTGGAGATGGCGGAAACAATGACGCGCCGTTAGCTTTAGAGGTAAGAAACCGATACGGATTCAAAAAATTGACGAACCCAGCAAATAGACATACGATGAGTAGTGTCGTAAATACCGCCCAATTATTTTCCATAAGGTCCCACGATACGAACCCTATTAGCAAAATAACCGACAATACAATAATCGGAAGATAGTTTAATAGTGTTTTTATGTGTAATGATTCTTCTAACGGCGCTGTCGGCGGTGCCGGTGACGCCGGATTCATATCTTTTGTAATATTATAATTATAACGACACCCAGTTATAATTATAAGATATATTAATGCGGCCGTCGCATCGCGTTTCGCGAACCTACAAGAACGACATCGCCGTCTTTTTTCCGTGGCAATCCCGACATAAAGCGACTAAATTATCCACGTGGTTGGACCCGCCGTGTTCTAAAGCAATGACATGGTCGACTTCAAACCACGCAGGCAATTGACGCTGACAGTCTCCGCATTTCCAGCCTTGTTGTGCTGCGACATACTTCTTCTTGGTCTCACTTACACTGCGCTTGCTAGAATTCTTGCCGGAATTGAGGATACGGCGCTCACCGGCGCCGCCCCCCTGTGACGGCTGTACTCCCATCGCGCTACTCATCGCACGACCAATCGCACTGCCGCTACTCGCTCCGCCAATCGCACTGCCACTCGCTCCGCCACTCGCGCCGCCACTCGCGCCGTCGTCGTTCGGGGGCGAAACCCCGGTCATATCAAAAAACGGTGTTATCATATCCGCGGTCCCCTTGCTTATCGGCATATACTTAATGATATCATTTGCGTGATACATCAACTGCCTAGAGTTTTCCGGATTACGGCGCAAAAACAAGAAGAGTGAGAGACCCGCGAACGCAAACATCGCCATTTTCATCCATTTTTGATTGCTCTGAAACATTTTCGTCAGGTGCCCGTCATAGTATGTGTTTACGATAAGGAATGCCGCTACAATAAAAACGATATACTCGGCTTTTACCATTGCGTGTTATATATAGTATCGAATAATATCGCCGGCATAATCGCATTCACCGATTATGGTCCGCTCAACCACGGCATAATCGCCTTCACCGATTATGGTCCGCTCAACCACGGCATAATCGCCTTCACCGATTATGGTCCGCTCAACCACGGCATAATCGCCTTCACCGATTATGGTAATAATACGCCGCATATCCCAGCCCCGCCATCACCAGTAGATACACCAGCCTCTCCCGGTATTTCAGCTCCTCCAAGATTTGTATCGGTTTCGGGCGATAGTGTAAATAATATCTCTCAAGCGCTTCGTGTAGCGACATCTCGTCCTTCATCAGGAGCACATTATACCGATTATGGATGAAATGAACCCACTTGATAAACGCATCGCGGCTATCTAAATAAGGCGTAATCGGGTATTTATCCAACATCCGCGCAAACTCCGACGACATTTCGGGGTCCGGAATCAGCATCGGGAAATTCTGGATGAAGTCGTAGTATTTCTTACGCGTGACATCATTGACATGGTCGGGGTAATTCACCGCCGCAGTCATTAAAACGAACCAGTATTGCGGACCCCATATCCTGGCGTCCAATTTTAGCATTACTACAATGAAATGACATAAAAACAATCACAGAATTACGATAAGCGTATTGTAATGGAACCTGAAATCCAAATGTCGGCGGCCAAAGAACCCGCCGAAGCCGAGGCCAAGGGCGAGGCCGTAAAACTAAATAATCCTAAATCAGCACTATCGTATTTGGAAATTAGCCAAATCCGGAATCATAAACACGCGCCGGTAGTAGCGTCCACGGCGGCCTCCACTGCGGATAAATATTTCTGTAATAACTGTAACCGAAACAATCACGTCTATAATAATTGCCGCGCACCAATCACAAGTATCGGAGTCATTGCGTTCCGATGTGGTGAAACCGGCCCCGAGTTCCTTATGATACGCCGCCGAGATTCATTCGGATTCGTGGATTTCATCCGCGGCAAATATTCGCTCAATGACGAAGCGTATATCCAGCGCATCATTGACGAAATGACGATGGCCGAGAAGTCGAACCTGATGCGGCTTACATTCGACCAGTTATGGCGTCTGTTATGGGGCGAGTATACGCGCGGGAGTCAGTATAAAAATGAAGAGCACGTATCGTTTGAGAAGTATCGCCAGGTGCTTGGGGGGATACGCACGAAGGATGGGCGCGTGAAAACACTCCAACAGTTCATTGATGAATCCACAACGCGATGGACCGAGACAGAGTGGGGGTTTCCGAAAGGCCGGCGGAACTATAATGAAAAGGACCTGCCGTGTGCGTTGAGAGAGTGTCTGGAAGAGACGGGATATGACATCACCGCCGACAATGTCATACAGAATATCGCGCCATTTGAAGAGATATTTATGGGGTCGGATATGAAGTGTTATAAACAGAAGTATTTCCTCGCGATGGTGGATTTAGATAAGAAACCGAACAAAGCACACGACATTATGGAGGTAGGACTTATGAAATGGATGTCATTTGAAGAGTGTATTCGCGCAGTGCGACCTTACAATTTAGAAAAAATCGGGATTGTGCGTAAAATCAATAACATATTGTCCCGCTATAGAATATTTTGAGATTTATCGTTCCCTTTTATTTCGTGTAGATATATAAAGGAACACGGGGGTATAATACTACATACCTAGAAATAGAAATAGAAATGGAAGAGGAACAAGAGAATGTGCCAATGGAATTGTCTGTGGCGTCGGTTGCGGCTGCTGCGCTTGCGGTGATGCCAGGGCCGGCGGAGGCGCCGCCGCCAGGGAAAAAGACCATCAAACCGAAACCGAAAGCCGGCGCCGGCGCCGCCGCACCCGCCGTGACCCCCCGAGAGAATATCGAAAGAATGAAACGCGACCTCGAAGAAGGGCGCAGACGCCTCTCACCCGAAGAAATCAATAACCCATTTAGTAAGGAGTTCAACAAGCTGCTTTTAAAAAAGGAATTGCTTGAGCGAGAGATGACATTACATGACATCGGAGTATTGCCGGGTGACGGTGACGGCGACGAACCAGGCCATCACGACAGCGATAGCGAAGGCGGAGCCGGAGCCCCAGCCGGAGCCAGGGCAGCCGCCGACGGCCTCTACCCCACCCTAAACGACCCAAATTTTAATACCAAAATCGCCCTTCGGAAAGAGTTCTTTGACACCAAGATGGATGTGGACAATACAAAAAGCGTGGAAGAGGAGGCAGAGATTCTCTGTAACGCGCAGATAGAGCTCGCGCCCAACCAGCAATTCGTCAGGAATTTTCTCTCGGTAGAAACGCCCTATAATAGCTTGTTGCTATACCACGGACTCGGCACGGGGAAGACGTGCTCGGCGATTAGCGTGGCGGAGGAGATGCGCGATTATATGAAACAGATGGGAATTACCCAGCAAATCATCGTGATTGCGTCGCCCAACGTCCAAGAGAATTTCCGGCTTCAGTTGTTTGACGAACGCGAACTCCGAGAGATTGAGCCGGGGGTATGGAATATTCGCGCGTGTACGGGGAATAAATTCATTAAAGAAATCAACCCGATGAATATGAAGGGGCTGACGCGTGACAATATCATTAAACAAATCCGGCGCTTGATTTCGTCGCATTATTCGTTTTTCGGGTATAATGAATTCGCGAATTATGCGCGGACACACGCGTCAAGTGTCGGGATTTCGAAGGATGATGCGGTGATACACGAAGTCAAGCGCAAAGGCAAGGGGGCGGTGGCGGAGGCGGCGGTGGCGGCGGCGGTGGCGGCGAAGAAAGGCCGTAAATCCGCCGCAGAAATCGTCAAAGCCGCTGATATGGAGACACTCGCGATCGAGTCGCTCTCCGTGACGAAGTTGCGTAAATTATTCGCGAATACGCTTATTATTATCGACGAAGTTCATAATATTCGCATCACTGATGATAACCGCGATAAACGCGTGGCGAAGATTCTCTTTCAAATCGTCCAAAAGGTCAATAATGTGCGCTTGCTGCTTCTCTCGGGCACGCCAATGTATAACAGTTATAAGGAGATTGTGTGGCTGATAAACCTGATGAACCTAAATGACCGACGCGCGACGATTGATATCGCGGATGTCTTTGATGACCGGGGGAACTTTCGTGTTGACGCGGAGGGCCGAGAGATTGGCAAGGATTTACTGATTCGGAAAGCAACCGGATATGTTTCGTTTGTGCGTGGCGAGAACCCGTATACATTTCCTTATCGGATATTTCCGAGAGAACACTCGCCGCAACATTCATTGCTGGCGGGAGCGTCAGCGGGAGCAGCGGGAGCGTCAGCGGGAGCAGCGGGAGCGTCAGCGGGAGCAGCGGTAGCCGCGGTAGCCGCGGGATACCCGCGAACCCAATTGAACGGGCGTCATATCGACCAACCTATCGAGCATATTGATGTATATATGACCCAGGCGGGTGATATCCAAGAAGCAGCGTATCGGTTTATTATCAGTGATATGAAGGCAATGTATATTTATAAAAAGACCGCAATGGTGAGGCGGAAGAAGGCAGTCGCAGCGGCAGCGGAGGCAGCGGCCACTGGAAAAAGGAAAGGCAAAAAGGCGGCCGCCGCACCCGCCGCCGCCGCCGCCGCCGCCGCCGGAGGCATCGACGAAACAACCGTCGTCGAATCCGCGGATTTCCCGTCTTTTGAAAATATGGATACGATTGGTTATGCGGCGGTCCAGCGACCCCTAGAAGCACTGAATATCGTATATCCACACCCATCTCTCATCGAGTATATGAACGACCCCAATGACGAATTTGATATTGCGGCGTGTATTGGCAAGGAAGGTCTGCGACATATTATGTCCTATGAAGAAACCGGCAACCCACCGATGCGGTTGAATTTCGAATACCGCCCCGAATTCACGCGCGCCTTTAAGTTGCCAAATGGCGAGACCACGACAAAGGCGTCCGCGCGCATCTTCGCCCCCGACAATATTGGGCGATACTCGGCGAAAATCAAGAATATCTGTGAGCGTGTAATTACAAGCGAAGGCATTATACTCGCATACAGTCAGTATATTGACGGCGGTGTCGTCCCCATCGCACTCGCATTAGAAGAACTCGGTTTTACGCGGTATAGCGCCGCGGGTGCGAATTCGTCGCTTTTCCGCAGTAAGCCCGTCCCGAGTATTGACGCGATTACGATGCTCCCCCAGCGCCAGCACCAGGCACAGTTTCCGAACCAGCCCTTCCGTCCTGCGCGGTATTCCGTGATTACAGGCGACCCCACGATTTCCCCCGACAATCTCTTTGAATTGAAGGCACTCACCAGCGAAGATAATACGCACGGCGAAAACGTGAAAGTCGTCATTATATCCGTCGCGGGCAGTGAAGGCCTGGATTTCAAGAATATTCGTCAAGTCCATATCCTGGAACCGTGGTATAATATGAATCTGCTGGAGCAAATCATTGGTCGCGCTATCCGTAATTGTAGCCACAAGCGTCTGCCGTTTTCACAACGGAATGTGGAGCTGTATTTATACGGAACCCGGCTGACGAACCCCGAAATAGAGGCGATTGACCTTTATTTGTATCGTTTATCTGAGTTTAAATCCGTGAAAATCGGCGCAGTCTCTCGCGTACTCCGCACATCGGCCGTGGATTGTCTTCTCAATATCCAGCATAATACACAGACCGCAGCGCAATTGAACCAGGTGGTGAAGCAGAATCTCTCGTCGCGCAAACAAATAGACTATCAGGTTGGTGCTCGGCCTTATTCTGCGTTGTGCGATTATATGGAACGGTGTGAATATACGTGCCGTCCGACGTTTTCAAATGGGCGGCCGATTCAAGAACAGGAAGAGTTGTATGGACTCGGCGACGACAGTGACAGTGGCGACGGCGACAGTGACGGCGACGGCGACGGTGGTGGCGGCCCGGCACGCGAACGAGGTCCAAGAGGCGGCGATGTCCGCCTGGATACATTTAATGAGAAGTTTATGTCAATGAACCTGGATAAAATCATCCACAAAATCCGCGAATTGTATAAGGAGTCGTTCTTTTATAAGAAAACGGGTAGGAATGGAATCATCGCGCACGTAAATGCCATCCGCCAATATCCCGTCGCACAAATCAACCTCGCGCTCACACAAATGGTGTCCGACCCCAATGAATACGTCAATGACAAATACGGGCGTCTTGGGCGTATACAAAATGTGGGGGATTATTACTTATTCCAACCCATTGAATTGACCGATAAACACACCAGTATTCACGAACGAAGTACACCCATTCCTTATAAACATACCGCGGTGGAATATCCTCTTCCAGGAGAAGTCACGGAAGATTACCTGAATATTAGGCAGGGTGCGGCGGCGGCGGCGATGGTCGTCCCGAATAAGAAGATAGTGGATAAATTGAAGAAGATACAGCAAGAACAACCGGCGGCGGCGGCGGCGGCGGCGGCATCGGTGGCATCGGAGGAGGCGGTGGCATCGGAGGCGGCACCCGTCGCTGCGTCCGTCGAGCCCGTAAATGAAATAGAGGACTTTATTGCGACACTTTCAGATACATTCGAAACGTGTAAAACCGTATACGAAAAACCGACGAAGGAACAAGATGAATGGTATTATTATTGTGGAAAGGTCATCGACCAAATCTCTCAAACAGATGAATTCCAAATGACGAGAGAACAACTCTACGCCCTCGTAATTGCGAATCTATTAGAACACTTGTTCTTTGATGATAGCCTTAAACTGATTAATTATCTGTATGAAAAGAATAATTACGGTGCGACCGCCGGTGCGATCCATCTACTGTCTCCATTCGAGAGAATGATGCTGAATTATTACGAACAACACGTGATAGAGCGACCGCTGGTAGGGAGACGCGCAGCGGCAGCGGCGGCCGCAGCAGGAGCAGCGAATCCTGATCCGAAATCCCCCAAAGACCGCGGACTCCTCTTATTTCACGAGAAAAAGGAAGAACAATATGCGCTAGTCGTCTTGCGATATGAAACACGAGAATGGGTGCTTGCCGGACCGGAAGACGAACGCGATTATACACTTCTTTTAGGAAAACTCCAGACAGACCATATCCAGAATATGAATATGCTTGTCGGGTTCGTATCTTTCTTCAAGAAGGAATATCTTATTTTTAAGGTTAAAAATATGTCAAAGAAACGCGATAAAGGCGCGCGATGCGACCAATCTGGTAAAACCGATACCATCACCATCATCAATACGATTCTAATGTCGAATACGACTACACAGGGAGACGAGTATAAACTCACGATTGAAAACACGAAGCAACGAACCCAAAAAGAACTGTGTGTTTTTCAGGAGTTTTTATTACGCGCATTCAATTCGAAACGCGTAAATGGGCACAAATGGTTCTTCGCGCCAGGTGAAGCATTATTGTGTAATATTGAACGATTGTAATGGGATATAATGGTATAACGGATAAATAAAGTATAAGGATATAGTAGCATCGTAATGTCAATGTCAAATCCTCTAACTCGACCGCCGTCGTCGTCGTCGTCCGCTGCGCTGCCTCCAACTCGACCGCCGTCGTCGTCGTCGTCGTCGTCGTCCGCTCCGCTGCCTCCAACTCGTTCCGTCGCTACCATTTCAAAATTCGCAGTCCCCGCGTCCGCCGCGTCCGGAGGCGTCGTCCAAGCCAAAGCCAGATACGGTATGTATACCACTATTTTACTAACACGCAAATTAGAAATCCCGTTTCGCATCATCGGCCGTAATGTAAAAGACACATTAGAACATATTCTCTCGAAAATCGTGGAAGGAAAGTGTATGGCAGAAGGATTCATCCGCCCCGGAAGTGTGAAAATCCTCACATACTCCAACGGATACTTATACGGAAAGAATGCGATATTTGACGTAGTATATGAGTGCCAGTCGTGTTCTCTCGTAGAAGGTGTCGTATTTACGTGCGTCATTAAAAATATCAGTCTCGCGGGTATTCGCGCAACATTGAATGAACCCAAAACACCGGTGGTCGTTTTTATTGCGAGAGACCATCACTATGACCGCGCGGATTTTACGCGGCTTCAAGAAGAGGAAGAAATACGTGTGCGCGTTATCGGCCAGCGGTTTGAAATCGGCGATGAGGCCATTTCGGTCATTGGCGAACTTGTATAATTACAGTAATTACAATCTATTGTTATTACAATCCATTGTATTCATTGTAAGTAATGGACCACGTATTCACTTGCCTTCATTGCCAGGAACCGTTTGTCATTTCTCTTAACGAGTTCAATTGTCGTATTTTACGGCACGGGGTATACAAACACAATCTTCAACCCATAAATCCTCACGCAACGAAAGAAGAATGTGACGCATTGTTGCGCGACGACTCTATTTATGGTTGCGCAGGACCGCTTCAAATCATCGCGTCGGCGTCGGCGTCGGCATCGGCGTCGGCGCTCTATGCCCTCCGTATTTGCGATTATCAAACGAGTCAATAAAATTGATAAAGATATAAACATAATTCTATAATTGATATAGCTATCGTTCATCGTAATGGCGTCTGTTGCCGTATTGTCAATGTCAACTGCGAAACGAACCACCATTATCCGACCTAAAAAGAAAATAAAGGAGCCCGAGCCCGTGCCCGTGCCCGTGCCCGTGCCCGTGCCCGAGGAGCCAGTCGTCGAGCCCGTCCCCGCGCCCGTCCCCGAGCCCGAGCCCGAGGAGCCAGTCGTCGAGCATTACTGTGACCCGGCACTCTTCAACAAACAACGAATCAAGCGTAAGCTCACGATTCCGTTTTATAAGATAACCCGAGGTGTTAATGTCACGAAATTATTGGCGACAGAACTGGCGAAACAGTTGGAAGGCTACTGTTCTATCGAAGGATATATATGCCCGTATTCAGTTTCAATTTACGCTCACTCGTGTGGAACATTAGCCGCCGCCAATATTGTATTTGATATCGTGGCGGATTGCCTCATTTGTTTTCCAGACGAACGCACCGTCATCAAATGCGTTGCCAAGACCATAACCCAGGCAGGTATCCGCGCAGGCGCCACGCAAATGATTCCTGGCCGTATATCGCCAATTGAAGTGTTTCTCTCGCGTGATATGAATAACAACAACGAACTGTTCTCACGGATTGAAGAAAACGACATATTGACCGTAGAAATCATCGGACGCAGATATGTATTACACGATACCCACGTCACCATCATTGCGATGTTATTAGACGCGGCGTCGCCGCCGTCGCCGCCACCGTCGCCGTGAAAGGGTATAAAGTTTCATCACGATATTTTTATAAAATGGCTACCACCGCGATTGCGAGTCTCACGACAATGAATGAATTACAGACTATCGCCCAACAAGTAGAGGTAAAGACAAATTATTTGATGGCACTTAAAGACGGAATTGAAAATATGCCAGTGATTCATCAAATTGAAGTGTTGCGCATTTTACATACAAAACACACGCAAATCAATGAAAATAAAAATGGGGTTTTTATTAATATCTCCAAAATAAACGACGCGACATTGCGTGAATTAGAAGAGTATATGAAATATGTCATAAAACAGGAGAAACATTTGAATGAAATAGAACAGCAGAAGCGGCATTTAACAAAGGAATTCTTCGAGAATAAGACGCATAAAGATATTTAGTGTATGATATATAATACAATGGCGTCTTCACTCGTCATTCCTTGTCTATATAATTCTTTTTCATTTACTGCGGAAAATATAAGCGAAAATATAGTCTATTACTCTTGTTTTCGTTCGGAAGCGATGGCGCCGGTGCCTGTGCCTGTGCCGGACCCAGTCCCAGTCTCCGTCTATGCTGCGGTAGTAGAGACATCCTCTGATTCCGAAACCGACGACGACACCGCCGACGACAGTAGTTCAGCCACCACGACAATTGATAGCGAAATACCACCTTTATCTACCGTCGCATTTCACCCCGACATCATGACATCCTACGGGTATAAATATCCACCATCATGTTCCGATTCAATATTATGGTCGGTGTATATTATGTTATATGGAACCGAAAAATATGAAACTATTGAAAATCCATATGTCGAATCCAATCGGTTCAAGTTTGAGTTAATCGAAGTGATGCGGCAAAATAAACCGATATTAAAAGCAAATAAAATCAAGCTAAGTGGATTGGAAGAAAGTCTGGTCCATAAGCCGTTTATTACATTGGAAACATTACAGGCAATTGCCGTATGTAAATCCATATCGGTGTGTATTGTTCAGAATCGCAAATATTACGAGATCGACAATGGCGGGGGCAACGGATGCGACACTTTTATTCTTGAAAAAATCAAGGGAAAATTTGTATTATATATCGCACCAAACAAGCTGAATATGGATTACCTTACATATATTCGCAGGAATTTTTGGTTGATGGAGAGTATTTCTGCTCCGATCAGCAGAATAACGGCCTATAAGTTACAAGACCTTGTCGATATTTCACAAAAACTGAACTTACCTGTCGCGAATATTATTCCGGGAAAATTTGGGTCTATGGGGACTGAAAAACGAAAGACAAAATCGGAGTTATATGAAGGTATTTGTAAATGCGTCTAGACATAAAATTGAACTGTATATATGAATGATTGAATTATTGTATAAATAATATCCTATTCATATATACATATACAATGCGGAGAAATCGCGGTGCTTCATCATTGGCGGTGGATGCTCCCGCTTCCGCGTCTGTGAAACAATCCGAATTCGCAAAAATCGTATCCCATTATTTAGAGGGCTGCCTTGATAAAACAGATGGCATTCCTGAACTGGAGATACGCTTTGGAACACGCGGGAATGGACCCACGACGAGAGAACACTTCGACGGAGTAATTCAAAAATTGTTATCATCGGGGTTTACGATTGAGAAGAAGAATGGGTATTCATTGAAAATACAAAACGAATTCATCGACCAAAAAACGGGGCAAACCAAGTTGTCGCTTATTCGCGCAGAAATCCACGGCATCAACGAGATTCAGAATTATTGTAAGACGAATATGCCGGATGAGAAATACGTTATCTTTACACAAAAAATGTATGCGAAGACCGGAGGCGGCGGCGGCATCGGCGGCGGCAGCGGCGATACCATCCACCCCGTCATCTTTGACGACTTCAATTTCAAGGTGAGTTATCAACGTGAAAAGCATATCGCAAATACGAGCACACTCGCGCGGTCTATTTTGAAATCCTGGAATGACAACAAGAAGACGTTTCGGTATATCAACCGAACGACATTGAAACACCCCGAATTCCCATTTCAAATCGATATGAGTGTTGTCAAGGAATCGCATAAAGACCAGACGGGTTATATTTCCGCGTCGACATTTGATGCCGCGCGTGTTCTTGAAAGCCCGATTCGCTATGAGATGGAGATAGAAGTCATCAATGACCTCGTGGGTCCAGGAACCACGTTCAACCACCCCAAACATCTGATGGATAATCTGCGTAAAATGATTAAAATCGTAATGTCGGGAATCCAAGGGACGAATTATCCGGTTTCCGTATCAGAAATACGCGGTATCCAGCGGCGGTATTATGAGTTACTCTATCCTGATGAGCGAGAGACTCGCGACAGCGACAGCGACGACGAGGGCGGCGGTGACGGCGACGGTGACGGTGGCGAAGGGCGGGACCGGCGCGACCGGCGCGACCGTGAACGCGCGACTCGTCGCGTCGAGCTACGCCCCAAACATTTCATCGGCCCCAATTCATACACCCTACAAATGCATAATATCCGCCCAATTGACTCTGACTCCAAGGCCCCCAATATTCGTATGAATTATTCGGTTACAGAAAAGGCCGACGGCGCCAGAAAACTCCTCTTCATCGCGCCTAAAACCGGCCATGTCTATCTTATTGACACAAATATGAACGTCCAATTTACCGGCGCAGTCTCTTTAAATCCAAAACTATATAATACACTATTGGACGGAGAACACGTCATCCACAATAAAAGCGGTGCGTTCATCAACGCATTCCTGGCATTTGACGTCTATTTCGTTCATAAGGCGGATGTTCGTGCGCGAATGTTCTTTCCCGCGACGGCCAATGAAGACGAAGTCCTCACGAATTTCCGACTACCATTGATGGAAAGTCTCGTCAAGAATCTTCAGCTCAAATGCGTTTCTGGTGGGGCGGATTCATTACCGCCCATTCGTATTGAAACCAAGAAGTTCGAAATTGCGGGTCCATCCGGCAAATCCATCTTTGATTGCTGTGCGATGATTCTGCGTAAATGCGCCGAACACCAGTTTGAATATCACACCGACGGACTTATATTTACTCCGATTGATTTCGGCGTCGGTAGCACCGTGCGAAGCGACAATACGGTGGCGGGTCCTCTTTACAAATCCACGTGGGATTATTCATTTAAATGGAAACCCGCGCATATGAACACGATTGATTTCCTTGTTACCACGAAGAAGGGCGAAGACAATGAAGACCTTGTCAGCAATATATTCAAATCGGGCGTTGATATGTCCCGATGCGTCCAAATTCAACAATACAAGACGCTGACGCTGCGTGTTGGATATGACGAGAGAAAACACGGGCACTTGAATCCGTGTGTATCCGTGATTGAAGGCGCGGGCGGCGGTGGCGGTGCGGGCGGCGGTGGCGGTGCGGGCGCAGAGGGGGGCAGCGGCGGCCCTGCGGATACATATAAACCCGCGCCATTTTACCCCACATACCCTTACGACAATGACGCACATATTTGCCATATTATGTTGCGCCCCGACGAAGCCGGAGTCAGTCAAATGATGACAACCGAAAATGATATTATCCAGGATGAAACAATTGTTGAATTCAGTTATGACGCGTCCCAACCAGTGAATTGGCGTTGGTCACCCCTACGCGTTCGTCACGATAAAACCGCGGAATATCGTAGCGGCGGGAAAAACTACGGAAATGCGTATCACGTCGCAAATAACAACTGGCATTCGATTCATAACGCAATTACACCCGAAATGTTGTCGACGGGCGATGAAATACCGGATGAACTTGTGAGTGATGACATTTATTACAACCACGCGGAGTCGGGTGGTGGCGGCGGCGGAATCGATATCGGTCGCGGCACAAAAGTCCGCACACTCACAAAAGGAATGCGCGATTTCCATAACTTGTATGTAAAACGCAAACTGATAATGAGTGTGGCTCGGCCAGGAAATACGCTTATTGACCTCGCGGTGGGGAAGGGCGGCGATTTACCAAAGTGGATTGCGGCGAAACTCGGGTTTGTATTCGGGATTGATTATTCGAAGGATAATCTCGAGCATAAATTCGACGGTGTTTGTGCGCGGTATCTTGATATCAAGCGCGCAAAACGGAATATTCCCGACGCCGTCTTTATTCACGGGGACAGCAGTAAGGAAATCCGCGCGGGTCAGGCCGCAATCAGCGAGAGGTACCGTTTGATAACCCGCGCGATATTCGGCGAAGGTGCCAAGGATGCGAGTATATTAGGTCGCGGGGTCTATCCGCAATACGGCCGCGGCGCAGACGGGTTTGATATCTGCTCCGTCCAATTCGCAATCCACTACTTCTTTGAAAATAGTATCAAACTACATACGTTCCTTCAAAATGCGTCCGAGTGTACGAAACTGGGCGGCTATTTCATCGGGACGTGCTTCGATGGTGCGCGAATCTTTCAGGCGTTGGCGCGGCTGGAGACGGGCGACGAGAACACCGTATTAAGCGGTGGCGGCGGTGGCGGCGGTGGCGGCGGCGGCGACCCCCAGAAAATGTGGTCGGTTCGTAAGAAGTATCATCAGACCGAATTTGAGCCGGACAGCAGTAGTATTGGCTACGAAATCGAAGTGTATCAAGATTCCATCAATAAGGCCACCCGCGAATACCTCGTGAATTTCGACTACTTGACACAACTCCTAGAGAATTATGGATTTGACCTCGTAACGCCGGAAGAAGCCGAGACGACACTGATGTTTCCGATGCCGGATGGAACCGCGACATTTGACGGGTTGTTTCATCATATGGAGTTGGAATGTAAGAATAAGCAGCGCGGCGACGGTGGCGAGGAAGCGGGGGGGCGCGGCGGTAGTGGTGGCGAATGGAACCGCAGATGCCAGCAAGAATACGGGTCTGCGTTATATATGACACCTGAAGAGAAGCAAATCTCGTTCTATAACCGGTATTTCATATTCCGCAAGAACCGAAACATCAATGCCAAGCAATTGAAGAGTAGTTTCTTGAGTTATGCTGGATTACAAGAAGAACAGGACCGCGCAGCAGTGGCGGGGGGTGGCGAGGAAGACATCGCAGATATGGCTGCGCTGGAGAAGATCGCGAAAGCGTCACGTCCGACGGATGTCGCGTCCAAGCCCGCAATTGCGGCGCATATTCTCGCGCAACGAGAGGCGGAAAAACAGATGGAGGCAATCACCGGTGATACTGGACAAAAGGCACCGTCGACACTGAAAATCAAACCGAAACCGAAACCTAAGAGCACGACCGTAAAGGCTGCGGCGGTGGCGGCGGTGGCGGCGGAGGCAGAAGAAGAGGTGTCATCCGCGCCCATTGCGCAAATCGAGAAAAAGATACAAAAACGAACAAAGAAGGCGGCGAAAGTGCCGGAAGAAGATACCAAGGCTGCCAGTGGCGGTCCGGCCGCCGCCGCTCCCAAGCGTCAAACCAAGAAGAAAACGGACTTATAAACATCTCCATAATACAATATACCTGATACTACATGTTTAAGAAATCGCCCAAGAATTGTTTTAAACCTGTATTACATACATCTGCTCCGGTGGGCGCGGCCGCAATCGATGATATACACAAATCGGGCAATGGCCCGATTCTATCCTATTTTAATCATTTTTTATTACCGCAAGTAGACCTATTACGCGGAACAGATGGCGAATACATACCACTTGAAATGGCGGCGGCGGCAGTGGACTCACAGGACCAGGACCAGGACAACGACCGCGACCGCGTGTATGTATCGTCGTCTATATATTCGCATTTATGTGATATCAAAGAACAAATTGAAAAATATCAGACTGCGTGGGACAATATCAAGAAATTCACAAACCCGTATGAATATATCCACACAAATGTTGCTGGTAATAAAACCAATATAAGCAAACTGCGGCCATTATCACGTTCATTTTATAAAATGATTGAAATCCTCAAAAACAATAACATTCTTTCGCAATACAGCAATACGGTCGTCACGCGACCCGATTATAAAATGGGAATCAATACATTCCATCTTGCGGAGGGTCCGGGGGGGTTTATCGAGGCACTCTCGTATTTGCGCGGGTCGGATTATCAGCGTGTGGCTGCGGCGGCGGTCTCGACAGGAGCGACGGCGTGTAATACAAGCGGAGGCGGAGGCGGAGGCGGAACACCCGTCCAAATTCTGAAACGAAACACTGAACTCCACGAGGAATATATGAAAGAATTAGAACATATGAAATTGACACGTCGTATATTTGACGGGACCGGTAACGGCACCGGCAATGACTATCCGACATATGGAAACGACAGGTATTATGGAATGACCCTTGTCAATGATGACCCTATATGCCCTGGATGGAAAAAGACCCGCGCATTCCTTGAAAATCATCCAAATGTATTGATTGAAACCGGGGCGGATAAAACGGGCAACCTGATATCATTGGATAACTTTCATCATTGCGCGACGAAATACCGGAATAAAATGGATATCATCACAGCCGACGGCGGGTTCGACTTTTCGGTGGATTTCAATAATCAAGAAAATATGGCGACGCAACTTATTCTATGTGAAGTGTTTTACGCGCTTGCGATGCAAAAACAAGGCGGTTCATTTATTCTTAAAATATTTGACGTATTTCATAAACCAACTGTGGATATCCTGTATCTCTTGTGTTATTATTATAACAATGTAGTCATAATGAAACCACATACCAGTCGTATTGCGAACTCCGAGAAATATGTCATCTGTCAAGGATTCAAAATTGCGGATTCCGGGAAAATCATAGAACAATTTGCGAGACTGTTTTCGTCTCTCACGAACGCAATCACGTCCATACTTCCACAGGAACACGACCTGTATTTCTTGAATAAGATAGAAGAAATGAACGCGATGGTTAGTTTTCAACAAATCGAAAATATAACGTCCACATTGTCGATTATAACCAACCACCGGAACACGGAGAAACTGGAGCAATATAAGAAGACCAATATAAATAAGTGTATTGCGTGGTGCGAACATTACGACATTCCGTATCACGTTTATCACGCGGCGAATCAGTCCACGAATATATTTCTTCATAAATCTGTGTCCGCGTCCGCGCCCCTGTCCGCGCCCCTGTCCGCGTCCTCGTCATAAAACAGTCTAAATATATATTAGAATGTATGGTAATATAGTTCGCATGCAGAGCACATTACAATTTATCGCAGGCCAACTTAAGAAACCTAGAGAACGATTCGAGACGATATTAGAGCCGCTCCAAGCACTGCTTCAAATCGGGTTTCTCGCATTTTATCCGATTGGGAGCAAGCTGGCGATACACAACAATATTCTCACGATTCAGGCGCCCGGGTATACGCAACATATGCGGCGGTGGTATAATAACGACAAGAAGGAAGATGTGTTTTATTTATATAATGTGTTTTCCAGGTTCAATAAGTTCTATAAGACTGTGCTTGCGGGTGCGGGTGCAGGCGCGGGTGCGGCGACAGGCGAAAACGCCGCATTATTCGCGCTATTGAACGAACTTGCGAAGACCGGTATCAATAATCTGACACGGACGTATAATCAAACCGATAAAATCCATATCCTTCACACACTCCAAATGTATAAGGGTATGCTGGATAATCCAGAATTGGCACGTCGTATCGCGAATCGACATGAGGGCGACGACGGTCACGATGAGGACACCGCTGACGGTAAATTGCCTTCTAGGGTAAAGAGCCCGACGTCTTCGCCGCCATTGCGCCCGATGAATACGATGGCGCCGGTGGGTGCTTCCAGCGTCCCCATAGACAGTCTCGTAGATACAAATGTTGACTTGATATTCGTGAAAATCACGGATTTGTATTCCCAGGAGGATTACACGATTATTTACTATACGCTTCAGAAAATCCAAAACGACCCACAGTATTATATGAATTACGTGGAAGGGTTGAATAAAATCCTGGAGCCGGTGAATATTCGCATCAAAAAATGGATTGATGACAATATTGTGTTCTAGTATTTGCGTCGTGAAACACGGGTTTTGCGTTTTACACGACGTCGTTTTTTGGTGATAGGTTTACGGCCTCCGGCCTTGTGTTTTTTAGTACCAGGTCTGGGACTGTGAGGGTCACCGGGAGGGTGACTGGGACTGGGACTGCTTCCTTCCGGTTGAGAATCCTCATCAGAATTTTCACGATATTCAAAACTATCACCGGAACGCGGTGTTCCAAGGGCTTCATCTGGCTGTAATGTTTGAGATAATATTTCTACAACTCCTGTTAACCTTTTAGTAATTTCCTTACTACGTTTTTGACGACGAATCCAATTTTCAAGGTCATGTATATTACTGCGAATACGTATAATATCATCTATCAAAAAGGGAGAACATATTTCACGACCTAACAATAAATTCATACATAATCCAAATTGCATTGAGAATATCGTTTGACCTGGTCTTTTTTTGGAAAACCCGCATAAACAATCGATGAAACCAATAAATGTAAGTAAATCAAATACTTCTTTTATGTCATCACTCGTTGGTGGCATCGGCCTCGGTGTTAACCAGCGTTGTAGTCGTGTTTCTAATGTATCACAATACGTATTAAAATGTGCTTGAACTTCGGGTGCGGTCGCCCGGGTGGCACTCATACCTGTGCCCCACGCTGGTCCAAAACACATATGTAAATATTCTAAATCTCTATGATGACAATATTCAGAATACGCTTTGAACCATTCTTTTACTTCTGCTTTACCTGTTATTGTAAATAAACAAATGAGTCTTCCAAAATCAATGAATTGAACTGAGCCAAATGATTTGTGTATCATAATATTCCCTGAATGCATATCAAGTGAAATACAACCAGTCTTTAAGAAGATTGCCAATACATACGCGCCAATTGTTGAAATCGCAGATTTATGAACATCATCTGATTCGTTAAATGGAGAATAATCAATAAGGTATTCTATAAATGAAACATACAGTTGAAGATTATGTGTGTTGGCGATTCTTTCTATGAATTCTAGAACGCGTCGTGTTTCTCCCGGTGAACTTGATGGATTACTTTTGGGTATTAGTGCTTTGAAATCTTCGTGTGTCAATAAACACGACCCAAACGCATCCGGGATAATTTCTGTATTTGCACCGGTGCCGCCACTTATGAGTTTACGATACATTCTATGTTGTGTTTGAACTTCTTGAACAGCAGTATCAAGAGTAACAATCTCTTTTGTATACAAATCATTAATTCTATTCGGTTTATCTCCCACGAATACAACCTTCATACAAACGCGTGTCAACGGGTTTCCGTGTTCTATATTACGCGGTCGCGCCAATGCTTCGCGTTGCGTGAGTGGTCTTTTTGTTTTACTACGGGATTGGCTTCGTATATGTACAGGTGTTTCGGGAACGGGTTGTGGTATTTCACCTACAAATACAAATGAACCATAGGATGAGACAGAAATACATTGAACGGTTTGTAAATTATCAAACAAAACCCGCGAGTTGCCAATCGGGTCCTTTATGATTTCTCTTTTTCCTGTTGTGGGGTTAATAACTGTAATAAATGCGCCACCGTTTTGTATAGAATGATTCGGCATTGTGTTATAATTATATATAGTAGATAAAATTGTATTACTCCATCTCCAACCTCACCCAACACTGAATATAAGGCGCATTCGATAATTCGCCTTTTATTTTACGAGAGAATTCCGGGAAGGGGATTTTGATTTTCGCGTCTTCGCCCGTCCGAATGAACTCGCTCAGTTTCTTGTATAACTCGCGAATCGCCGGATAGGATACATTCATCTGAAGTTCGGTAAGTCTATCAATAATCGGCCGCACTTGTTCGCGACGTTGCTCTATTGTGCGCTCGGTCTGGAAAGGGACTGTGTTCGCGGCTGCGGCGTCTGCGCCTTTCTTCTTTAAGTTCTTTTTCCGAGGGGGGTTGCGCCGCCCAGCGACGCCGGCGACGCTCTGGAAGTTGTTGCGCAGAGCATCGGTGACACTGTCGGCATCGGTCGTTGTGGCTGCTGTGTCGGCGTCGAGAGCCGCCTCAATATGAATATCCGCGAGGTCTTCCGGCACAAGAATGACTTCTTGGCGTAACTTGTCTTCAAACACCGTCTGTGCGGCAGTAGCGGTAGCGGTAGCGGTAGCGGTGTCAGCGTCAGCGGCAGTCGACGCTAAACCCGCACTTACATCCATTGATATATTTGCTCCCATTTACTACAATAAGATACAATAAAGTAGATGGTTTATACCTATTTTATTGCCTACCCTCGGCGCCTAAAACACCACGTCAAACTCGTCATTATACATTTTGTCGCCTTTCTTGATTTCAATGACATCACGAAAAGTCTTACTCCGCATTAAGGGAACATTGGTTCGTATTTTCAGGTTAAGATGTGGATTCGTCAGGACCTGGACGAGGATTTCGCGCCGGTTCGCATACTGCCGATTCTGAATGGCGTAGTATGTATAGAAATTATAGAACGACATTGCGCGAATATGCGCGTTGGCGGTATCGGAAGCACCCGGGTCGGCGGTGGCGATGGCGTCGTGGAAACGGTTGAGCGCATCTTCGCATACCGCCAGCCCCGTGACGTCCGCCAGATTTTCGGGGAGCGAGAGATTGCCGTCGATGACAAACCCGTCTTTCTTGGAGATTTCTTCATATTGGCGCCGGATATCGACGATTTTGCGCTCGTAGGTGGCGACATCATCCCGCGTCCACCAGTTTTTAATAATACCGCGATGATTGTAGACCCGCGATGACACGTGAAGCGCGTGAGAGATTTCGTGGCCAAATGTAAAACCGACGGAGGCGAGGTCGTATTCATACCCGCGCCCGAATTGGACGTTCATACTGTGCATATACGCGGTGGGTATATAAATACTGTTCGAATTCGGGGTATAATATGCGTTCACAACAAACGATTGATACCCGACGAGTTTCATTGTCCCCCAGTTCATAACATCCAGGTCGGTGGGCGTGAGGGCCGAGGACGAGCCCGAGCAGTGATGCCGCGCAATATATTCCGTCCGCTGGACGCTCCTCTTCAGCAGATTCCCCCACGCATCCTTCGGGTCATAGTCCAGGTTTGTCGGGTCGGGTGCCGAGAGATTGGCTTCGCCCACGTTGATACGCAAGGTATTCAACTTTTTAAGCGCACCCTTTTTGGTAATTGGCGACATCCATTCATTATGTTGGATACGGTGTTTAAAACAATCCAACATTGTATTCCCAATCTCTCGAACTTTATCGACCATTTCTTCGTTTTTGAAGCGCCTGGTGAATTCCTCCGTCATTGTCTTCGGGAAAGCATACGCAAGCCCAATGATGGGGAAATATTCTCTCGGAAAGTGTGTTTCTTTCCCGCGGATGAGCGTATCATTGAAGTCTAGATAAATATCGCGCCACTTGTCGTGGAAACATATGAGTTGACGCATATAAATAAAATACCAGTAACTCTTCCATTTATCCGACGCCCATTCTTTTTTCAATGTCGTCATAATGGATTTCAGATACCCTACTTGATTCGCGATGAAATATTTGGCATCGTGATACCCAATCCATCTCGCCATCTCTCGCCAATCGATATCGGTAAGGCATATGGCGTCGCGCGTAAGTATACGGGTAGCGCCTCGAATATTATGCCGGTAATGCGGGGTTTTCAGCCATTCGGCGTCCGTGTCGCAACCTACATCATCGTCGGCGTCCGTGTCGCAATCACAGTTCGGTCGACGTTTGCTCTTCTTATTTTTCTTGGATTCCGATAGATGCGGGGGTTTATCTGGATGCTTCGCGTGATTATACATATTCGCATAACTCTCATCAAACCGAAGGTCAATATTATTCATATGCGCCATAATAAGACATTCAATATCATAGACGTCTTGCGCCCGGATATTGTGGGTAATCTCATAATCGCGGCCGAGACATTTCGTGAATACATTGTCGATAAACCGCATAAACGCGGCAGTAATAGTGCGCTTGTATTTGATATATTCAATGGTTTGGGTCTCGGGGCCGCCGTCGTCGTCGTCGGAGGCGGTGGTGGTGCTTTTCCTTTTTCCTCCCGCCTGTGCCTGTGCGTCTGCGTGGTCGTGCTGGCGAACCACGGATGTGCGACTTACATTCAAACGCACCCCGCGCATTTGTTTCTCAATAAGTGCGTCATTTAAATAAAATCGGTAATCGTATAAAGAGAGCGACGGCCCGCCAATATGTGCGGATAATTTGCCGGGGGTGTATTCATCGGGGTACACATTCCACACGACGGGAAGCGCCCACTTTATCATTTCGTTTTGGTTAAGAACGCCGAGGAATTTGTAGATATTATTTTCCTGGACGAGTTCACTGTATAATTTACAAAACTCGGAAATATGCCGAAGAATGGGTTCTGGATGTAAATCGCGGAACGATGCGAACATATTTTTCATTTGCCGCGCTGCCGGCGTGTTTGTTCGCGTATACTCGCGCACCATCGTAAGCACATTTTTATACATGTCATCCTGTATGAGTTTGAAGTTGTCTAAAGGGCGGATATATTTCAGTTCTTTCGGAAGTGTCTTTGGGACTTCTTTCATCCATTTTTGATTGGCCCATAGGTAGAAGTTGTTGGTGCGGAGTGCGTCGCCGTTCTTACGTGAGTGGCGGGTGTGGTGCGTCGTATCTCGGCGGCGGCGGCGGCGGCGCGTTTTTGTGTTATTTGTCATTGTTTCACGAATGTATACTGCTATATATTCGTGAGATAATCGCTGCGCTGCTCCGCTGCTCCGCTGCGCTCGGCTTCACTTCGTTACGCTAACACCTCAAATGCGGCCTCTTCACCGCCCTATTATACAAATTACAATCCGGTTTGAATATCTTGCTCTTGATGAAGTAAGGCGCGCCCATTGAGTCGCCGTGATATTGACCGGCATTCCCCGCAGCAACACCATACGCCGACTTGAACGACGCGCCATTTTTCGTGATGGTATCCAGTTTCAGTCTCTCAAGCCGCGTCCCCGCAGATACAGCCCCCTGGACACCATATTTCGTATTATTCGGTTTGTGGATGACGGTTGTCCGGCATTTGGTGCGGTCGGCCGCATCGGCGTAGATTCTCTCCGCATTCCCGCAATTCGTAGAATAATAGACCTGCGACCCCGTTTTGGAATCGCTCGGATTCGCCGGAGTGCCATCCGCGAGGACATACTGGTTCGCCGCCCCCGACATCTTGGAGAAAGTCTGTTGCTGTTGGTATGTGCGGCACCTCGCCTGGAGATAGGATGCGGAGTTGGTATGATACGCGCGGCTCACATTGGTATTCCCGCTACGAACAATTCTCTTCTTCGGATTAAACGAGAGATTCTTTGTCTCATAGATACCCGTATTGATTTGGTAAGACCCCGCCGCGCCAGGAACACCCACCTGTTTATAACCGGGATTCTGAACGATTTCATCAGGCATACATTCGCGCAGGAAGGGGCGCGGGATATCTTCCACGATGTAGTTTTGCTTCGACGCCACACGTGTATCGCAACCACACTCGGTTCCTCTAAAGATAATACCGCCGGGACGGTCAATAAACCCGATGGTAGGACGTGACTTATTGGTAGAAGATGGCATCAGGCTCTTACGCCAGTGCTTGATGGGGCGCGGTTTGAAGGTGCTGTGCTTGATAACATTCTTGGTTTGAGGAAACTCGCAGCATTTCGTATCACGGCCGAAATCGTCCAGTGGGTTTCCTTCCGTAGACGGACCGTTCTCCGCAGGTCGGGTATAACCGGGAAATACGCTTCGGGTGGTGGATTCTTTGGTGGAACGGATTGCGACCCTCATTGTTCTAAAATTGAGAGGCCACGAAACAAAATTCTTACTCATTGATGTATTTTATATTATGTATGTATACATAACATAGACAAATAAACATAGACAAATAAATATATCACAGACAGACAAATATTATAACATAGACATTATACAACGAGAGAGAATGCTGGAATACATACAGTTTTACACGAAAAATCTCTCGAACTTCACGATTTTATTATTAATTGGCGTCGTCATCGCGATATTGGATATCACCATCCGGAATGTCGTCAAGGGAGTTTATCTAAATGTGCGCGAGAATATGCGGCGGCGGCACGATGGCGGGGGCGATGGCCGTGAAGGAATGACGAATAAAGACAAAGCGAAGGACGGCGACGGCGACGGCGACGGCGACGGCGGTGACGGCGGCGGCGACGGCGGTGACGGCGGCGACGGTAGTTGCCCCAAGGATTGTAATGCGGTAGAAGCCCTGCGAACGAAGTTGACCGGTTTGATTGAAAACGCATCTAAACTACAGAAGGATATTCAAGAAAATAACGAAACCATCAAAGGGCAACACAAGACGATTGAGAATATGCAGAAAGGCATCCAGAAACTTATGGAAAAGAAGAAGTAATAATTATATATTACAATGTAAAGGCATTCTATCGACACAGCGATGATATTTCACGGGTTTATACACTCCGACGGCGGCGACGACGCCCGCCCTGGTGTATTTAGGTCAACTGTATCGCAATTTGTAAATGACACTGATACGCACCCGATTATAAAATACCAAGCGTTTATTGTTGCCGGATTATTGGTCGTATCCGGATTGTTGATATTATTATTATTCAATGGCGAGAGAATATTCGCACACTCCTGTTGGAGGCACCTCTTCATTCCACTATCGGATAATAATACGAATAAAATGTCGGATGCGGCTATCTTTCGTCAGGCGGTGGAGGGAATGACGATGAAGGACGGTAAAACAACCACGAAAGACGGCAAGTTCGTCAGCGCGGACACAGACGCCGCAGAAAAGATAAAGAAGACACCGTGCGCCACCGAGTGCGGCCAGTATATTGAATTAAAAGGGAAGATAAACGACTTATCCAAATATGTGAACGCGGTGAAAGACCAGAGAGATGATATCAAACAAACGGCGGATAAAATACAGGAATTAGGAAAACAAATCGAAGACTTGAATAAGTCGCTTTCCCCTGGAGGGCAATTGAATATCACGATATAGTCGTTGACGACCACGTCTCCGTTATTATTTAATCTCACCATTACATAGTAACATATCTAAAACGACGAATGTCGTCATTTTTAGGTGAGTCCTATGACTACTGGAAAAGTATAAAACAACCCTCCGAGATGGGTATGTCGCCGGGGTTTTCTCTCGACGCACTCGCCACGAATGTAGACGGTCTTCTCTCGTATGTTGAAGTTCTTATTTCTGGAACGGGTAATGCGAGTGTCACTGGAAAACCACTCGGTAATAAATTCTTCTTGCCGACAACTGGAAAATGTAGCGAGACGACGGCCGCGCAGTGGAAAAAAGAGCGTGACGAAGACGCTGCGTGGGATAAGGCTTATGAAGAAGTTCAAAATAAAGAAGGCGCCAATGAAATAACCGAGGACGATGCCACGAAATTGAAAAATGCGCTAAATGAACAGAAGAAACAACGCGACGAAGCGCGTGCCAAAGAGAAGAAAATTGTGAACCGTTGGATTTATGTGAATAATATTCCAGACGGGTCAATTCCATTTATCGCGAGTGGCGCAGATGGTCGCACATTTAATGACTTACGCGGTCTTATTCCAGGCGCACTCGGGAATTTAGGCGCATTGAATCCAGTTCAATTATTCAACGGTTTTACCGCAGGGACCTATCCGGATTGTGCGAAAGTAACATTACAAACGGTGGATAATGAGAATGTTCGTCGCAGTGAGACACGCCATGTCGCGCTTGTTGAAATGGTGGAAATGAACCCGTGCCAATTTCCCGGGAGGGTTAATCCCGCGTCGGGGAAATCGTGTCAAAATAGCGGTGAGGGGTTTGGTGCGATGGACTCGCAAACGAGCGATAATAAAGAAAAAAAAGTAGATATATATACATATTCCATTGTTTCCGAAAACGGCGAATCGATTGGTATATACGAAATGGGCAGCCTAGCAGGGTCGTCTGGGGTCGCGTATCAAACTACGCATCGCAGTCCTTTAAGTTATAATACCAAATCGTCACCGATGACGACCACGAGATTACCGTTTGGGAAGTTTGAGCGCGGCGGCGGCGGGGTCGAGAAAGCAAATGCGCGAGACGTGATGGATGAACATAACGCAAATGTGGGGTCATTTTATAAAGAGCCCGTTTCGATGTCGGCGGAGGCGTCGGCGGCTCCGCCAATTGAATCGTCGCTATATGACGATTTGATACAGCGACTGTCGGCTTTAATGACCGCCCGCGATGGAACGGGGGAAGACAAGTCGGACATTAGTGGCGATACTTTATCGCAGACATACTATTATGGAATAACCGCGATTATGCTGTATTTGTTATATAGAACGTTGTATCGTAAGAACCGAAAGTGAAAGTATGAATACACACGAGAGTATACGCGTGTATTCATAGAATTTATTTCATAGCCGCCGCCCGTAATGTCTGGTGACGATTGCGTCGCTTATGGTGACGATGCGTCTTATTATGTTTCATATTTTGGACGTAGTGGTTTTTTCCACCACTGAATAGGGCATTTGATGTCGCGGGTGGAGCGCCGGGCATTGGTGCGGGTGCTGCGGGTGCTTCGGGTGCGGGTGCTGCGGGTGCGGGTGCTTCGGGTGCGGGCGCGGGTGCTTCGGGCGCGGGCGCGGGCGCTTCGGGTGCGGGCGCAGGGCTATTTACTGGAATTTCTGGAATTTCTCCTTCACTTACAGGTGTATTCATTTCAGACGAAGGAGAAGGCGCCGACTCCGCCGCTGCCTCCGCCGGCTCCGACTCCGGCTCCGACTCCGGCTCCGACTCTGACTCCGACTCCGACTCGTCCAACCCTAGTCCCTCTACCGGAAATCCATTTTGGTCTGCGTGTTTTTTCAATGAAAGCTCTAACTGTGCGACCGAACCTTTAATTGCAAAAAAGGACGCAATCATTTTGGAAAACTCGCTAGTATCAGCTTTTGCGGGTTCTTCTTTCTTGTCAGCCCTTAATTGTTTATTTTCTTCTTTTAATTGTTGATATTTCTTGCGAAGCGCCTGGATTTCTTCTTCGAATTTTTCAAAATCAATACCATTTTCTTCTTCATCATCGCTGCTTTCATCGCTGCTTTCATCGCTGCTTGCGACGCTCGTTGCGACGCTCGTTGCGACGCTGCTCTCGGCGTCTTTTGCGGGTTCACCCCCCATTCCTAATGCGCCTTTTAGTTTATCCATCATAGATACATTATCACTAGCCGCATCCGCATCCGCAGGTTCAGCCGCAGGCTCAGGCGCAGGCGCAGGTTCAGCCGCAGGCGCAGGCACAGGTTCAGCCGCAGGCGCAGGCGCAGGCGCAGGCGCAGGCGCAGGCACCTCGTCTTCCGACTTTTTACCTAAACCTATGGCACTTAAAGCATTGTCAACCAAAGACGGTTCCGCATCAGCGGTGGCTTCGGCCTCCGCCTCGGTTTTGACCTCGGCATCTTTTTTCGGTTCTGAAAGAATCGGGTCGTCAACTTTTACACTTTTATTGTCATTTTCACCGCCCATCCCTAAAAAACTTAATACACCACCCTGCCCCCCTTTCTGTTGTTGTCGTAAACCTCCAGCATATTGTTTTGTTATACTAGATATACTCGGCATAATAATTGTTATACTATTCTATTATAATATAGCAATTTTATATTCTTCGCGCGTGATTTAAAATCGGACGCGCTTATGGAGCTCAAGGGCAACGAGACCACCGGCAATCTGAGCGAGGATGTAAGGAACAACATCCGTCATCGGAATCTTTCCGGCAGCAGCCATCATTACAGTAACCGCAGAGTTGAAGTGACCGCCTGAGATGTGTCCACCGAGCATAATTGCGATGGCTAAAGCCGCACCGATGGCGATGGCATTGCCAGTAGCGATAATGACATAAAGGAAGAATACACTTCCAAGGAACTCAACCAAATACTTATTCAACATTACGTAATGCGCGTGTTATACAATAATTTAATAAAAAAAGATTATCCTAAATCATTATACCTATTCGATTTATCGCCCACCGCCGCCGGAATGGAAGGAGTGATTCGCCCCCTTCTTGGCCGGCGCAACGCACCCACCCGAACGGCATCGGCGAAGCGCGTCCTTTTGAACTTGAAGAACCGGGCTTTTGAATGTAAGCGTATCGCCTAAAGGTGCGCGCGTAGAACTGATTCCGATGGAATGAATCCGGCGAGATTGGATATACGAAGATGAATCCGTGGAATTATATATTTTCGTCTTTTTATTCAGGATTGCGTTGTATTTGACGTCATCCGCGCCAACCGCGCCTGCGGTGCGTAAATAGGATGCGCGGCTCATCGAGAATAAGGTATCGCCCGCAGATGGGCTAAATTGCTCTGGCATATTAATGGTGCGGTGGGTCATAATTGCGATGGGGGGTATATTAGTATATTATGATATATTATTGTCATTTCATTGTCATTTCAATGTCATATTTCATAATACGCTCGGCTCCGCTCCGCTCCGCTTCGCTCCGCTACCTCCGTATCGCGCGAATGGCAGACTGTGCCGCATTGTTGGCGCCACCAAATCCAGCGTCATTGTAGTTACGATTCATCGCCATCTGCTTGCGAAAACGCGTGTAATCAGAGCCATCATAGACGAATTTGGTATTACAAGTGGCCGATGGGACGCCGGTATCGTCGGCGTTGGCGTGGACACCACCCGCTAAACCGCGCCATCCGGAAGCGATACTTTGTTTCACGCTAGTCACCTGGTTTGAGCCACCTGATGTATAATTTTGGCGGGAAAAATAGTCGCCGGCGTTATTCA